AGTCTGCACCAGCACTTGTGCGACAGATACTTGCATTTTCCGCACGGGCGGGGCTTGCGATGTGCGCGATTTTCGTCTTTTGCCATTTCTTTCCGTTCTTGGTTGTTTAAAATCGCCCTGTTTCGACCTCTCCGAGCGCGGGCGAACCTCTCGTCAAATAGGTAATAGGAAACCTTGGGTCTGTACCGCGATTGGGAAGAAAGGAACGAAACCCAATCCGGCAAATTTCTTCTAGTTTTCGGCGATTTCGTCTGGTTGAGGGATAGGAGCGGCGGGAATCACGCAACATCCGCGCCTGTCTGCCTCGGCGTAAAGCTCTTCGAGCCTTTTCTCGTACTCTTCCTGTGTCATCTGGCTACCTCTCTTCCTACTTCGTTGCCTGGCAGTCCGTGCAAGTTCCGTCCGTGCAGGTTCCCGTCGCGCACTTCGCGGCGGCGTCCGCCTTGGCCTTCGCATCGATCTTCCGCACGGAGCTGTCGGCCTTGGCGTTGACCACGCTTGCCTTGCCGGCGGCCTGCGCGGCGAGGATGGCGGCGATGGCCTGCGGATCCGCCGCCGCCTCGGAGAGCGGCACGCCAGCCGCCGCAGGCGACGCGATGGCCGCCGCGAGCCGCGCGATGTAGGTCATCGTCATCAGGCTCTTCGCGAACTCCTCGCTCGGAGAGCTGGACAAGCCGCCCATGTCGAACGAGATCGTGCCGTCGGGATTGACGGTCGCCTTGATGTTGTCCACCTCGGACTTCATCATGTTGGACCTCACGCTGACCTTCCATCCCTTGCCCTCGCCGTTGTTCTCCACGCTCACCGTGCGGCATCCGCACAGCGCGAAAAGCGCCGCGCACAGCATTGTCGCTCCAGTCCTGATGGCCGAACTGCGTTCGGCCCACCCTGTCTTGATCCGTTTCACTTCGTGTTTCCTTTCCTGTAGTTGCTCGCCCCGAACAGACGGAGCGCGTAGTATTCCGTTCCGGCGCGCCACCCGGCGACGCCGAAATGCCTCAACAGCGCGTAGTAGCACTCGTCCGCCTGTTCGCGCGTGACGCCCATCGCCCATCCGTGGCGATAGAGGTAGTCGTGAAGGGTGGCTGCATAGACGCGCGGGGCCTCCAGCGGATGCCCGCACACACGCCACAAAAAGCGAGGGATGGACGCGCCGTCCGTTGTCGCGCCGGACTCGATGTCGAAACGCAGGTCGCACACGCGGTCGATGTGCCAGTCATCCATCAGCACGGCCTCCGTCTCGCCGAGCGTGGAAATCGGAAGACGAATGATTGGAGCCGTGCAGGATGCCCACTTCGTTATCATTGCCCACCTCCGAAGAAGAACTTGAAGAGCCACACTATCGCGCCGCCGATGACCGATGCGAACAATGACAGCGCGGCCATCACGCCCTTGCGCTTGTCGGCGTCTCGCTCCAGCGCGCGGATGCGGTTCTCGTGATCGCTGTGCTTGTCTGCCATTCCCTTCGTCCGCTCGTCGATGCGGGCGACGGTCTGCTCGATGCGGCCAAGCCGCTCGTAGATTTCAGCGTTCTCGCCCATTTGCTACACGCCTCCTTCCGCCGCCGCGAGGACGGCCTCCACCTGCGCGTCGTCCACGCCGAGCGCGGCCTTGGCGGCGGCGAGCCACTGGCCGAACAGCTCGTTGTCCTCGGACAAATCCTGCGCGAGCGAGAACGCCGTCCACGCGTTCATGCCGTTGACGGTCTGCGCCTCCAGCCACGCGCGCAGGGCGTCCCACTTGCCGATTGCGGAGAGCGCGGCGTAGAGGCGCAGCTTCGAGAAGGTGCGCGAAGCCGGAATCACCCGCGCCTCGTTCTCCTCTTCGGTCGCTGCGTACTCGCAGTCCGTCCAGTCGCCGGGCGAGTCCCATGCCGCGAGCGCGACGCGCGTGATTCGCGTCGGGCCTTTGTCTGTCTTGCGGCGCAACGCCATACCGCTGTCCGCGTTGAGCACCGTGGTTCCGTCTGTGTTGGTAGTGATTGTCATCGCTAAACTCCTTACCAAGATAGCGTCCAGTTCTTCGCCGTCATCGCGGCCTCGATCGCGCTCTGCTCCGACGCGGTGAACAGCCCCTTGATTGCCGCGTTGAGCGTGATGGTCTGGCCGCTCTTGTTGCATGTATTCAAGTTGCCAATGAAGCCGTCCGTGATTGCTCCGTTCACGAACGTCGCCACGCTCGCCTTGTCGCGAACATGGATAGAATGTGCGAACGAAACCGAAAGATTCGCCGTGAAATGCGTCGGCAGAACCTCAAGGCTATAACATCCGTTGAACACGTTGGTGTTATTGGTCGAAATCCCGATGTCGAGCGTGTCGGGAAGCGCGCGCAGATAGGCGCAACCGGAAAACATGTACGAGCAGTTGGTAGACTTTGACGTGTCCATCACCGACGGCGCGTCTGTCAGGGAATAGCAGTTGTAGAACATTTGGCTCGTGTTCGTCGCCGCCGAGTTGGACATCACGAGACTCGCCGAGCTTTTCAGCGAACGGCAATCCGCGTAAATTACAGACGGATTGGTGCAGGCAGAGATGTCGAGCGGCGGCACCTCGACGAGCGACATGCACCCGAACATCGACCTGTTCCCGCGATTGGAAGCAAGGACGATAGACGGAAAATCTATCGCCACGAGTCCATACGCATTCTGCGCCGTGTAATTGTTTTCGTAAGCGGATGATATAGCCAACGCAGTATTCCCGACAACCCACAGAGGCATCGTCGCGATTGCCGAAGTTGAAACTTGTATGTCAAGCGATGTGAAGCCTGTCGAAGAATAGTATGCGATCCATCCGTATCTGCCAGAGATTAGCTTCGTCGCATCCCATGTATGCGCGGCATTAGACGTATAGACACTTCCATCGCTCGTCACGGCCTTAGCGACGCCAGTAAATATTGAATAATCACTCGTATTCATGATCTTCGGAACGGTCGGGCATACCGCTCCGTCGAAAAGCACATAAGCCTTGTGCGCGTAGTCCTCCGTGTCCGCCGCCAGCAACGCCTTGATGTCAGGCCAGCCGTACATCGCCGCGACCGGACTCGCAGAACTGCTGCCGCCCGATATGCTCGCGATGGACGCTGGGAACGACGAGAGCGCGTTAGTCGGCGCGACCGTCGGGTTCTTCGCCTCGATGGCCGCCTTGATTGCGTCGCGGTTCGCCGCGAGGTTTGTCATCTCCGACGCAATGCTCATGGCGCGACTCCTCCGTTTATCGCCGCAAGGACGGCCTCGACGTTCCCGACGAGCGCGTAGACGCACGCGGCGGACGGGTACTCGTCCGCGGTCGACGACGACGAGACGGACTGCACCTTGTTGGACACGGACTCGAACGCGGACGGGTCGAGCACGCCCTCGGCGTACGAAAACCCGCCGGAAAGCTCCGAGATGGAGACGACGTGGCGACCCGCGGCGAACTGCGACGGAGGCTGCGCGCCGACCCATGTCGGGGCCGTGCCGCCCGGAAGGACGAAGCTCACGGCCTGGGAACCGGTCACGGTCATGTCCACCACGAGGTCTCGCGCGCGGCCCGGAATCTCCGCAGGGAGCGTCAGCATCGTGGTTGTCGACACGGGAACCACGTTCACCGCGCGGTCGGCGAGGTGGCCGGGAAGAGTCCTATCGGCAACTACCGCAAATCCGCCTCCCCAATCGTCCGCCGTCCATTCCAGATGTGTCGACTGCGCGTTTCCTTTGTCTCCGCCAAGACCTCCTACAGGGTCACCGTCAACATAGACCTCGGGATGCCAGGAATCGTCCAATCCCGTCTCTATCTTGACAACGGCTCCATTACGCTCGGGAGGCTTTGCAGTCCATTCGCCCGGCGTCACGAGCGCGTAGGGAAGCGCGTCCGCGTCCGCCTTCTGCGCGAGCGCCGCGTTCACCTCGCTCGCGTTCGCCTTTCCGCTGATGTCCTGGTGCGCCGTCAGCACCGTCGCGCTCGTCCCGCTCTTCAGCTGTATCGTCGTCTTGTCAGCGTCCGCGCCCGTTCCGGGCGTCACAAACATCTCGCTCTTGTCCGCCTTGCCGCTGACGTCAACAGGCGCGGGGATCGTCGGCTTGTCCGAGAGGTCGTTGTACGACCCGCTTGTCGAAACAGCGGCGAAATCAGGCTTGTCCGTGACATCATCCCACGAAACGGACCCGCCGCCGCCGCCCTGATTGAACAGGTCGAGCGGCGTCATCTTCACTATGTTCGATTCAGCCATGACAGTTCCTCCCTTTTACGACGTGGCCGACTGCGCGGGAGTCTCGTCCGGCGCCTCCGCTTCGCAATAGTAGAGACGGCAAACATAACCGCTCGGCAGTTCCCCGGTGCCAGACTTTAAAAGAGAGATTCTTGAACCTTTGGGGCACGGGAGCGTAATAGCAAGATTGCTGTTGCCCGAGACAGACTGCGCGGCCAACGTGGTTCCGCTGGAATCCTTTACCTTTGCGGTGATGCTAAGATTTTCGCCTGTCACGCTGTCAATAAACATTACAAACCACCCGCTCTTGGGCAAATATCCATCGGCCGGATAGATTGTGTCGCTGCCTAAAGTAATTTCCACTCTTTTACCAGCGGCTGACGACGGCATCATGGCTTTTGGTACGCCACTGCCATTTACGGCACCTGTGAAACTTACGGCCCCTGCGATTTCGACTTCATTTGGCTTCAGATATATCCAGCTAGTACTGTTGTTTGTCAACATAACCCCTCTAGGGTATGATTCGTGACCATTGCCGAAAACCGTAATGCGACCATGACCATCATCGGCATTAAAACCCTTTCCGCCTGAAAGCACCATAGCGCCGTTGTCAACCGTGTGACACATGGCAAACCCATTTTTCATAGCTAGGGATTTAGGTACAAGTATTGCTGCCATAGATGTTGTTGAGTTCCTAGGCACAGAATAACCCCCAAGCGTTTTCAGCGGCACCAGCAGCATGTTCTCACCTCCGTCAACGGGGTAATAGTCGCCGTAGTTAGGAGCCACATAGCCGTATGGGCACGGCTTGCGATATGTCGGATCGGTATCTCCTGAAAAATATCCGCTATTTTCAAATTGGTGCGCCCAGTTTTCCTCGTCTTTTTCGTCTTGACTTTTTGCCTTGTGGCAGTAATACGAATGGTTTGAGGCAAAATTCCAACCAGGAATGTCTTCCCTCACTTCTTGCAGCACTGCGGAATTGACATCGCCGGGATAACCTTGGTTGTAGGTAATCCGCCCATGAATCCGATTGGACGGGTCGCTGATGCCAAGGTGCATCTGCGAAATCCAGGGCTTGCTAAAATGCCCGCACTCGTAATCGTGCTGGACTACCTCAAGGTTGATCTGCGGTTCGTAATTTGGATTTGTCTCAAACTCGGGGTAGGCCATCGTGAATCCAAACGGAGTAGGATAAACCGTCGATTCGCCGCTGACGGTAGCCGTGCCGACGGGCAGCGCACAGATGCACCTCCTGTTGTTGTGCGTCGTCAAGTGACAGATGAGCGAGCTGTGCGTCGAATCGAGGAACCCGACGGCGTACTCGCAGTTGCTGGCGTGCAGGTGGTCTGCATAAATCATTTCGCTGAACACGAACCCAAACTTGAAGCCCTGCACGTAAACGTTGCGGTAAACTTGCTGGTCGTTCTGGTCCCCGCTCGACATCAAGCCGACGGTGTTCGTAGGGCTGCGCAGCAATTCCTTGGGCCCATTATCAACTCCTGCTGGCCATCCTATCTGCTTGTCCAACCCGAAATAGCAGTTCTCGACCGTAAGACGCGAGACGTTTTGGAAGTTCACCGCGCTCATCGTCGGATACATTTTGTCTTCATCCATGTGAACCTGTATTTCAAGGTTCTTCAACACGACGTTATCGACAGACCACTTGCCCCTGGCGAACGTGGCGTATGTTGTGTTCTCCGGCGCGGCCAAGACCGCATACGGACGCTCGTAGTATTTAACTCGGGGCGCATCAATCGTTGACCGCAATACGACGTTCTTCGTGGATGAAAAATGCTTGGATGTCTGATGTTCAACCTGATAGAAGTTCAGCGACTGGCACGGCATTTCGCCGACAAGCGCTATGTTCTTCGCGCCTGACGGTATGCGGAGCTGCGCGCGAAGCGGGCGTCCCAACGGATCAACCTCGTGCAATCCGCCTTTTATCATGTAAGGGGCGCCGGTGAACGGGAAATACACGACTCCTCCGCCATTTTCAACCGCCATCCTTATCGCCGCCTGAATCGCAACGGTGTCATCATTCACTCCGTCGCCTTTCGCGCCAAAGTCGCGAACATTCACGATCTCAGACGCCCTGTCACCCAATGAACGAGGCACAGACACAACCCTGTCGCTCAACGTCTCGTCAACGAAAACATCTGGCGCGTCATTTGCCTTCACCACGACCGAGTTGCCGATCCCGTCTTCGTGGATCGCATTCGCGTCCTCGATTTCAAAAATTTCGTCTCCGTTGTTGATTTTGGTTATCTTCTCCATGATTCATCCTCCGTTTCAAGCTACTGCTCCGAGGTACAGCACCCCGTCCGCAACACGCCGCCTGAACACCCTACCGACATACAGCACGCCGCCAAGCGCCTCGAAGCGGTCCACAAGCGACCTGTACTCGCGCCCCTCGCTCTCATACGACAGGCAGCCGTAGCCGCTCTCCTCGTCCTTTGAAATCAGCAAGCGGTGCCACAGGTCGTCGCCGCCCTGCGACTGCGGCCAGAACGCCCACGCGCCGCTTACCACGGTTGCGTCAAGCGCCTCAATTATCGCCATGCCGCGCACGTGCTCCTTGTGCCAGGCGTCGACGTACTTCATCAGGTCTTTGTACTTGCCGAGGTCAACGGGCGTGTCCTCGCCCACGAGCTGCGGCCAGTGCGTCACTTCGCAGAAGTCCTTGAAGTAGAGCGTTTTACGCTCCTCGTCGTCCAACACGAACAGAAGCGGAACAGTTGCCGCAGGAGGAACCGCGCGAAGCATCTGAACTGTATTGAGGTTGAGTTCGCACGAAAGAACGCCGTCGCTTCCGCTCCAGCTGTCGTTCGTGTCCGTAAACGGGAACATCGCAAGAGTCTCGCCGCACAACCCGACAACTCGAAGCCGCAGCTTGGAGACGTCCGTTACGAACGACACTCCGTCCGCGCCGCCGTTCGCTATCGTGACGGCGACATGCTCCCCTGCGGCGATAGTCCCCTTGAACTTCGCCGTCTTGTCCTTCAACTTCGGAATTATCTGCAAAGTAGTCATGCAGCCGTCCCTGTCTGTTGTGTCGGCGCGTTCGCCTTTGCGAGCACCGCCGCATTGTCGATTTCAGTCTGCGCCGTTCGTATCTCTCCCGCCACAAGCTCGATGTCTGCGGGGCGGATGTTGAGCATGTCGAAAGTGCCGTCCATGTGCGGCGGTTTGCCGGGCGTCGGGAAGGAGACCGTCTCCTGTGACACGGCGTCGCGGAGTGACTTCACCGCGAGGTCGAACACGGCGTCGTCCTGCGCGGCGGCGGCGATTGTCTGGAGCATCGCGCCCACTCCTGGCGGAACGACGTTCATCAGGAACGACTCCGCCACGGACGGGTTCTGCTCCGCCATTATCACGACGGTCATATGCCCCGCCTTCGTGAGCGAGAACGCGGGAATCATCGGCACGACGTTCTTGCCGTACCACCTCGCCACGCCCTTAACTATCGCCGTCTTCGTCATTTGGTTTTCCTTTCGTCTGGCTTTGTCCGATACGTCCGGGTCAAGCCAGCCATTGAGACAGGCTTGGCCCGGACCATCGGGCAAGGCCGCTTACGAGCCGGATGCCGTCGTGGTCTTAGCGGTCTGCGCCGCCTGAATCTGCGTCGCGACAGCCTGCGACGGAAGCATCACGTTCGGCGTGATGTAGGTTCCGAGCATCGAGCCGAGCTGCGCCTTCATGTTCGCGTTCTCCTGCTTGAGAGCCGCGATCTCGGCGGCAGCCGTGTTGTCGATGAGCTCCTGGCGCTGACGCCACTCGACGAGGGTCTTGATGACCGAATCCGTCTTATTGTCGGTGTAGATCTGCGCCTTGAGCTGTCCGTTCTCCGCCGAGAGGGTGTTGTTCTTCTCGACGAGCGTAAGCTCACGATGCGTGACGAAATCGTCGTGGCAGTGGTGATCGCCGCCGAAGAACCCGCCGCGAAGGAGTGGAGCGCCAAGCGCGACCGCGCCGAGAACCGTGCCAACCACGCCAAGCGCGTTGCCGCCGCGTCCGATGTTGATGTTGCCTCCGAAGCCGCGCATCAGGTCGCCGAAGCCGCCGCCGAAGCCGTTGCCGTAGCCGTATGCGGGAACCGCCACGGGATAGCCGTAGCCGCCCCAGCCGCCGCCCCACGGACCGCCCCAGCCGTTGTTGTTGGGATACTGGTTGATCGTGGTCGATCCCTCAGTCTTGGTTGTTTCATCCATGTTGGTATTCTCCTATTGGATTTGTTGTCGGTTTGTCCCGTCCGCACCGTGCGGACGGAAATCGTCCTAACCTCGCATGAGACCGGAGAGAGTGGAAACCTCCTCCTTGACGTCCTTCTCGGCATCCTCCTCGTTGCATGCCCAGCAGAAGTCGCTCGCAGCCATGATCGCTTCGGCTGCCTGGGTGTAGGACTTGTTCTTCATGATCCAGGCAAGAGCCTTGACAGCGCCCTCGCGCGTCTCGACGGTTTCGCCAGTGATGGTCTTGAATGTTTCCACGGCCTTGTCGTGCTTCTCCTTGTACTTCTTCATTTTGGCACGGTACTCCAACTTCTCGCGGACGCTCTCGCCGTTCTGCTTTGAGTTGTCGTTCATACCGTTCTGCATGGACATGCCGCGCATTGAGCCAACCATGCGGTTCCCAATCTGCGCGCTCGTCATGCCGCTGTCCATGTTGTTCGGGCCTGCCATGTTGTTGTCTGTTGCCATCGTTTTCCTTTCTCGCTGAATCTCACTTACCGCCCCTCGGCACTCGCCTCGGGAAAATCTACATGAAAAGCCCGCCAGCCGGAATCGCGTACTCCGTCCCTCCCGCGACCGCGCTCCCTCCGATCCTCCTGTACGCCGCCTCGCCTATCGCCTCGTGATACTTGCCGCCGTACTGCGCCGCGCGCTGCGGGTTGCTCCACGCCTTACCGGTCATCGAGAGCAGATGGAACATCGCCCCCGCGACGATCGCCTCCGCATAGCGCTCCTTAAACCACTTCGGGCAGGCTTCCCCGCCGACCTTCGGCACGACGGAAAAACGAACAATCGCCATTCTGTCTTCATACGAATAAACATATTCAGGTGTGAAGATATACGGATGAGGAACTGTCGCAATCTTGAATGGGACGGACTTGCCGTCACGCAAAGCCAATTCAAGTATAGTGCCAATCTCCATCCCTTGAGGTGGAGCCGGAATGTTGTACCTTCCGCCCCACCAATTTGTCGCCCTGTCAATTTCTGCAAGACAATCATTGGGCCAAGCCTCGGTCGGCATTGCCAAAACACAAGCGTCAGTCTCGCGGCAGAACTCCCGCAACGCGAATCCGAGCTGCTGGCGAACCATCAGGTCAGAAACTCCAGGCAATTCCGCTATCATCAGGTTCGCAAGCGAACCTATGTTGTCCGTCTCGACCGGCTCGACCTCTATTGCGTTGTCTCCGATGAATGCCATCTTCACGGTCCATTGGTTGTTTGGAAGGGGGCTAGGAGCATCTGTTCGCGACGCCCCTAGCCCCATCCTGTCACGAACGTTTCTTCGTCGAGAAGTGCATGACTTCCGGCGAAGTCGGCTCGCCACGTTCGATGGACGCGGGATCGACCGCGCCCGGATCAGAGTCGCCAGCCGCCTTCTTCGGCGGAGGCGTGGCGACGTTCTGATGCGCCGTCCCGACTTCCGCGTTCTCGGCGATGGCCGCCCTCGCGAGGACCTTTCCATCCGTAATCTCCCCGGCGCAATACTTCGCGTAAAGAGCGTCGGGTATCATCACGAACTTCTCCGGCAACGGGTCGCCATCAGCGAACCACGGCACCACGCGCCCGTCGACGAGGCTTGCAATCGTCTTCGCCATCTCACACCTCCTTACGCGAGCTTCGGAAGATGCTCGACGCCCGTGAGCTCCGGCCAGTCGCCGAGAACCACGACCTCGAACTTCGCGTCGACGGCAGCGGCGCCTGTCGTAAGAACGAGATAGTCGTTCTCGCCCGTCATCCACGGCGTCGTGACGTCAATAGGATCTTTTACGCCCGCCGTACCGAAAGCAACAACAGACGCGCCATCCCCGCTCTTGACGGCCGCGACCGTTGCGTTTGTGAGATCGGTGACGGCCTTCGCCACGTTGACCGTGACAGAGGCTACGGAATCGTTCTTCTCAATCACGTTGACAACGACCGTGCGGGGAATGAACCCGGCAGGAAACTTCGCCACCGCGTAGTTGGTCGAGGCGGCGAGCGTGTCGCCCTCGTTGACCGTGTTGAAGTTCGTCACCGTCTTTTTGAAGACGCGCGAACGGACGACGTTCTGGTCGGTGAAGCCGTCGGGCTGGCCGACGACCACGTACTTGTCATTCAGAGTTGCCATTTTCTATGGTCCTTTCTGTTTTGGGGCGGCGGACGCTGACGCCGCGCCGCCCCTGTTGGAATCACACACCCTTGACCGCGAATGCCACGCCGAAACGCTCCGGGTAGCGGACGAACCAGTCGCCGATGGAGACGGAACGGTGGAAGTCGCCGACGACGCTCTTGTCGCGCAGCACCTCCGTGATCGTCACCTCGTCCGCGAACGTGATCGCCGACGCGTCGCCGAAGAGGATCGGGTAAATCCAGCGGCCAGAGCCGGAGGAAGTCTCCCACTTCGGGAGAAGGTTGGACACGTACACGTCCATTCCCGCCAGCTTGCCGATGGAAGTCACGGCGTTCTTGCGAAGGATGGAGGTGTCGTCTCCCATCTTCTCGGCGTTGTTGAACAGCTCCGAGTTCTGGAGCAGGTTCGTCATCCACACGGGAACGACGCAGAACTGCGCCATCCCGGCGCCGCCAGGCTGCTCCTCCAGGGTGGAGGTGAAGCGGGTGACGAGCTCGGTGGCCGTGGTCTTGTCGCCGCCGTTGACGGCTGCGGTTCCGTTCGCGCCAGCCGCAGAATCGCTCTTGTAGAGCGAGACGGGCTTCGCGACCGTGCCGAGGTTGTACGACGCGGACTGCTTTCCAGCGGCCTCGCCGATATTCGCGATGTCGGCCTTCGTGCCGGAACAGATGTCCTTGAAGAACCATGTCTCCCAATCCTGCGCCAGCTGCTTCGCGCCGATGTCGGTCCACTTTTCCGCCCATCCGGGGATGTCGGAAAACGCCTTCTGCACGTCGGAGACGGTAAAGGCGTAGAGCAGGCCCTTGTCGATGGTGAAGCGCACGTCGTAGGCTTCGGGCTTCTCGTACTTGATCTTCATGCCGTCCACGAAACGCGAGGTTCCGATGTTGGGCATGCAGCGCACGATGATGGTGTCGCCCTTGTTCTTGAAGGCGCCCTTGTACTCGGTGTTGGTGATCTTGCGGAGAATGGTGTTGTACCAGAACTTCTCGCGCAGCTTGGGGGAATAGATCTGCGGAATGTACGACTTCAGCCCGAAGTCGCCCTTGCCACCGGTAATCGTAATGGAGTTTGCCATCTTGGATTCCTTTCAGTCCGCCCCCGCGAGGGAATGGTCGCGCTATCTCGGCACGATCCTCCCCTCGTTGAGAGCGGTGTCGAATTTCTTCTTGATTGCCCTGTACTCGTCTGCGGTTATGCGGCCCGAGCTATAGTCGTCTCCAGCGCGGCGCAACGCCTCGCTGTACTGCTCGACCGTGTACGTGGTCGTGTCGCCTTGACGAGCCGCAGGGCGGCTGCCGCCCCGTAGCGGATAGGACGTTTGGGGCCGTGCGGCTACGCCGTCCCCTCCAGCGCGGATGCCGTGGGCCTCCGCGAACTCCATGATGAAATCTGCCGCAGTCGCGGCGTCGAACGTCTTGAACGCGTCGTTCACGGACGAGGCTCGGCGGCGCTCGGCGCGCCACCTGTTCCACTCGTCCATGTGCCCGTCGCTGATCGCTGCCGAAAGGCCGGGCGCGATGCGCTCGACCTCGGCGTCGAACTGCGCCTTGCGCATCTCGACAGCATCGGCGTCGCGCTTCGCCATTTCCTCTCGGTATCGCTCGTTCTCGGCCTTCACGGCGGCGCTTGCGTCGCCCATCCGGCCCTGCACGAGCTTGTCGATCACGGCAAGCTGCTCTGCGTCTATTATCTCGCGCTCCTTGTCGCTCAGATAGTCAGTCGGCTTGCGCGATGAGAGCTTCGCGTTCTCGGCCTTCAGCCGCGCGATCTCCTCCTGCGCCTTGCGCAACTCGTCGTTGGTTTGGCGCAGACGGCCTTTCTCCACGCGCTCCTGCTGGAGCGCGCGTTCGAGTTCGGCGATGCGGTCGCTATGGCCGCCGCCGTCCGTCTGCGGCGCGGCAAGCATCGAAGCGGCCGATACCGCCGCCGTCTCCGCCTGCTGTTCCGCGCCTTGCGCCTGTTCCGTGTTCTCTTCGTTCGTTTCCATCATGTGCTTCCTTTCGCCTTATGAGCCGGATGCCAGTCCGGGATTCATAACGGGGGTCGGCTGCCGGTACCTCCGGGATAGCCGCCTCCAATTTCGGGCGTCAGTCCCGCCCCTGGCGCCGCGCCCCCGCCGAAGGGGGTTCCGTCGGCTAACGGAAGCCCTCCGTAGGGATGCTCGCCAAAGCAGGCCAACACCCATTCGATCTCCTCCGCCTTTCCGACAGCGCGGTTAAGCTGCGCCGCATCGGTGCTCGGAATGAGAAAATGCCTGATTTCCGCGAGGCGCGAAAGGAGCGCCCAGCGGATTATGTCGAAGTCCTGATGCGCGGCGACCTCGCGAAACGCCTTCGCCGAATTCTCCGCGTTGAACCGCTTTGGCGAGAACTCCTTCATGCCGCGCCCCTCCTCTCGTTCGCGCTGCCGGGCATCGGCTCGCGCGGCATGATGTATTGCGTCCCCTCGCGGTTGTAGGTTTCCTGCTGCTGCCCGCCGCCGTATTCGTCTCCAAGATTCTGCGGCGGCGCCGTCTGCCCGCCATCGCCGTCTCCGCCGCCGACGCCTTGCTGTTGCTGTTGCGCGCCAAGCTGCGCCTGTTTCGCGCCTGCCGCCTGTTGCAGCTTCGCGACGTACTCCTGCAAGTCCAACGACTGCTTCGACGGAATGATCTTGTCGATGTTCGAGATGTCGTACGTCTCCAACACCTGCCTGAAAAGTTCCATGAGCCCGCGCGGGCCGACCGTCTGCACGAGGAACTGGTTTCCGGCGACCATCTGCATGAGCTGCAAGACCTTCTGCATCTCCTGCTGCTTGAGAATAAGCCCCATCACGCCGGTCGGCACGACCTCGACGTCGCCCGTGTAGCCGATGCTCTTGTCATACAGCATGTGGCGGTAGGCGTCCATCTTCACCATCTTGCGGATGACCATGCGGTCCAGCGCGTCAATGATCATCTTCATCACGCGGTTCGCCGCCTCCGTGAGCATGGCAAGCCCGCTGTAGGTCCTTCCGGCACCGCCGGTCACGTTCTGCCCGTACGTGTATGACGGGATTCCAGACACGTCGTCGACGCGCTTGATCGCCATGTTCATCACTTCGAGAATTTCTCCGATCCTCGAATCGACGCGGAGGACGCCCATCGGAGGCCCGCTCGACACGTTCACCCCAGCGACCTGCCCCTTGAACGCGATGACCTTGCCGCCCTGGAGCTTCAGGCCGTTCGACGTCTTGTCAAGAAGCCTCGACGCGTCGCTGACCCACGCGATAGGCGCGCAGGTCATGTTCATGTTCACGATCAGCGCGGGAAGACACGCGTTGAGGATCCGCTGGTACGCGATAAGCCGTTGCGCGAGCGAGTTCCCGAAAAACGAGTCCGGCGCGTCGTAGAACTGCGCCTTGCAGAGCGGACGCCCCATGCACGGATTGATGATCCTGCAATACACGCAATACTCGTCGATGACGATTGCGTTCACCTCGTAGTAGTCGGCGTCCGACACCTCCGAGCCGTCGTGCGTCTTCGTCACGCCCATGCGCGTCAAAAGGCTGCCCTTGACCTGCCCGTAGTACGAGATTCCCTCCATCATGCAGGAGTTGTCCGCCGTCCAGTTTGACTGCCCGCGCATCTCCCTGTTCTTCTCGTCGCCGTCCTGCCACGAAAGCCGAACGCCGCCAATCGGATACTTCGCGAGAAGGTCGTCGACGGTATCCGCGAACCACACGCCGTCGCTCTCCGCAGACTGTCCCTTGGCTTCCTGCGCGTTCAGCCACAACTCGTGAGACGAAATGCGCGTCTTGATGCAGATAGGCCCGTCGTCCGTCCCGGACTGGTCAGGCGCGGGATATACGTCGAGCGGGTTTACAGCGCGGAACGCAACGCCTTGATGCGGCTTGCGTTTTATGTTCTTCCCGTCCGCGCCGCCGAACTCGTTCTTCCACCTGACGCACGGGACAGGCCCCTCCCACAGCGCGGTACCGTATATCGTCAGGTATTCGACGCCCGTGTTGAATGCGTCCAGAAAGTCTGCTTCCTCGAAGTCGTCGCGAACGCGCCGCTCCAGAAGCGCGATCTGGTCGTTGGAATACTCCCTCTGCATGTTCATCAGCTCGCCCATCCGATCGTAGCTGAACTGAGCGACGGCATCTTCAGGCAGCGGGCCTCCGGCCTGTTGCGCGACGCCCAGCAGCTCGTCTAGGATCCGCTTCAGGAACATGTCTGTCACGAACTTCGGAACGTCCGGATGCGAGGTGGATGTGATTTTCGCAGGGAACTGCCCGCTCTCCGAGAAAATCTGCTTGAGCTGCGACAGCGCGGCGGCGCGACGAGTCTCCGTCGCCGCGTCGGTCATGTCCGCTGGAATGCCGAGCGCGGCCATCTTCGCGCGCTCCGCCGCGTCCGGTTCCGACATGCACACGCGCCACGACTCGCGCATCTGCTCATGGAATCCCTTTTCGACCGCGAACCGCTCGTTCTCTAGGAACGTGTCGAAGACGAACCTCGCGAGCGTCATCTCGCGCGGCGTGGTGCGCACGTCGCGGTCAAGCACCTCGCCGTCGGCCGCCTCTCCGGCCCCCTTGAAGTCGTTCACGTCCGGCGCAAGCGCCGTCGCCGAAATCTGGTCCAGTTCGTCCATTCCAAGGCAAGGTTATCAGCTCGCCGCGCCCGTTTGACCATGTTTGACCTACAGGATCATTTGTCCTATTCCTGCGCCGGACACAACCGCGTCGAGCGCCGCGTCGTCCGCGCCAATCGAATAGGGATTCGAGAAGTCCATGCCGCTGTTCTTGATGCCGCACACGAGGTATTGCAGCGCATCGTGGACATCCGACACGGGATGCCCCTTGTCAGGCTCGTCCGTGTACTTCGCGTCCTCCTCCGCCGCGCCGTCCAGCCGCATCCGCCGATAGTGGTAGTCGCCGTTGAACCCGCCGATCAGAACCTTGCACGACGGGTCTATGATGATCGCGGGCGCAGCTCCTATCCGCCTGTTCAGTATCTCCGACACGTTGTTGATGCGCGTCACGGACGAGTTGTGGTATCCCCTCTGCCCGTATGGCGTGACCGGCGCGGGGATGATGTTCATTCCGTACTTGTTCATCGTCTCGATGCAGGTGCTGTCGTCCACCTGCGTCGGGTCCGCCCCCGCAGGATCGCCGAACCCGAACGTCTTCACTCGGTAAAAGTCAAAGTCGTTCACGAGCATCGGCCGCAGCTTCATCGTCACGAAGTCCGTTATCCCCATGTTGTCCGACGTGACCTCGCGCAATATCCGAATCTGTCCGTCCAGCCCCATCTGCCCGATCACCGCGCAGGGCGTCCGCCCGAAATCCTGCCCGTAGATCACCGGCAGGTTCTGCGAGAACTCCAGCGGCTTCTTCGCGACGTGGAAATCGTACGAGAACTCAGGGTACACCGGCCGCCCGGCCTTCTTCACCACCCACTTGTTCAGCACGAACCTGTCGATCTTTTCCTGCGACGAGCCGAGTTGGAAGCGCCAGTAGTCGAACCCCTCGTTATGGTTCTCCACGTTCTCCGCCGGAGGATACGCGGGGTCCTGCCCGACGTTGTTCTCGTACGTCACCTCGTTCGTCTCCGGGTCGACCTTCCGCAGAAGCGCGGGCGGCTGCACGAAGAACTCCCACCCCTCCGGACACTCCGTCTCCTTCTTGTACCACCAGTTCGACACGTCCAGCGGGTTCGTGTCCATCAGCACGCCCAGCGACGGGAACGTCCTGTCCCCGTCCTTCGCGGGGTATCGCCCAAGTCGCGTCATCGCCTGCTCCACCGCGTTCAGCGAAACCTGGCACGCCTCGTTCACGTATATCCCCGAAATCTCAAGGCCGAGCAGATGGTCCACAGCCCCAGGCGAGTCCATCGCCCTGAACAGAATCTCGATCTCCATCGGATCGCCCTTCGGCGTCGTCATACGCAGCTTGCCCTCAAGCGGAGGCGACCAGTGCATCGTCAGCGCGTGTATCCTGCCGAACCAGTTCACCGCAGTCGCCACCGTCGTCGACTTCAGCTCGTCGTACGTGTTCCTGATCACCACCCACCGCGCGCGCACCACGCCATCCGCCATCGGCGGCATCAGCTCCGCAGTCTTCCGCACGATCTCCATCCACGACATCACCGTCTTGCCCGATCCCGTCGGGCCTCGGACGCACTTCACCTTCGCCGCGCTCGCGTGGAACCTCGCGCCGGTCGGCGTCGCGACGTAGAACTCACCCTTCGGCCTGGACATCCACCACCCCCATCTGCGTCTTCCCGCCGCCGAAGTTGAACGTCAGCGCCACCGCAGGCTTGTCCGGCCCGCCGCCCATCGCCGGAACTCCTTTCTCCCGCCGGAACTCCGGCCCAGACATCACCAGCAGCCGGTCCAACATCTTCTCGCTCTTCTTCCGCCCAACCTCGTTCCCCTCCCTGTCGAACACCGCCTCGCCCTCCGTCGCCATCTCGAACGCCGTGTCCAGCACCTGTTGCCCCATCAGCTCCTTCATCGCGTCCCGCGCCGCCTTGTACATCGCGTCGAACTCCGGGCACACGAACCTGAACGCCGTCACCTCCGCCTGCGACAGCCCCGCCTCCGCCCGCGCCTTCCCGAAAGTCTTCCCGGACAAGAGCAGCCCGATGAACTTCACCGCCGCCCGCGCCCTGTTCAACCCTCGCTTCGTCGACCCGAGCCCCTCGTCCACGATCGGACGCAGCCAAGTCTGCGCCATCGAGTCGAAGTTCTCCCCGACAAGCCCGAGCTTGCCGGCAAGCGCAGACACCGCGCCGACCTCCGCCGACACGTCCGTCTTCCTCGGCTCCAAGAACATGACCGTCTCCTTCATCGCCTGCTCGCGCAGCCATTTCTTCTCGGCCCACGTGCTTTCCGCAACTATGCGTCCCATGCCGACAGTCTATCCGCAATCCGCCCCCGTTTGACTCCGTTTGACCGAAGCCGCAGCCCAATATCTGCGCTCCGCCAGCGCTACGCCATCCTCCCAGGACGCGCCCCCATCCCCCTCGACCACCTCGCCCCCGTTCCTTCGCGGGGCGCGCACATACCAGACGCACAGAACCCGCACCAATCCGGCCTCCCTCCGCCTCTCCGGACCCAGAATGCGTCTCGCCACCAGAAAATGGCCCAAAATGGCCCAAAATCACCCCTGGGCAGGGGGTGGGCAAGTGGGCAGGCAAGCACCCTGCCCACAATCTCTAACATTTTCGCAACTTTTCAATCGCATATTGTTAGACACCCTCGCGCGCGCGCGCTTGCGTGCGCGAAATTGAGCAATACGAGGCTATATTATGACCCCATTCGACCCCATTTTTCCTCGTACATATTTATATATATACCCCTGCCCACCCTGCCCACTCAATATACTTGTATAAAAACAGTAAAAATCATCATAAAAGTGCAAAAATACTGGGCAGGCAGCTTGCCACAAAACGCACCCCACCCCTGCCCACCCTGCCCACGACGAAAAAACAGCCGCACGTTCGACCCCAGCCTCGCGCGCCGAAAAAGGGCAGGTCCACGCCTCGGACGCACGCCGCTCTAACCCGGCCAAACTCGCCCAGATTTCCCCCGGACAGCCTCGCCGCCCGGCCTCAGCCGCGCCGTAACAGCCACCAGACGTCTCGCCACATGAAACACAATCCTTGTTTTCACATCAATTCGCAACGCGCCTCCACCAGACGCTTTATGGCAACAGGGAGTCCCCATGACGATGCACACCACGCGGGCCATCGCGCCTGATCTCTACCCCCCACGCCGGTGTCGTTTGCTTTCCGTTGGCTAAATACCAATTTTTAATTGCGAATAATCGCAATTTTGTTTGTTTTTCTTTAACTTTCGAAATTGCGTTCAATTTTTTCGCAATTTTTAACAGATTTTTTTGCGAAAAACAGTCGTTGGAATGTCGCATAACTCTTGTGTTATGTCAACTAGCGGGCGATATTAGAAAAACGCGAACACCGCCTTTATCTTGCGCAAACATCGCAATTGATCCTCGCGCGTTATCCTATAGTGGCAGATTTGCAGTTTTTTTGATGCTATCTGACCGGCTTCGCATGGCTGCCGGCTGTCGCGCGCAACGCGTCGTATCATGTGGACTTTTGGGCGTTGGCCTTGGCCTTCTGATGCCGGTTGCGGCGGCGATTGCGCGGTTCGGCACGGCCTATTGCGCGTATTTGGCCTTGGGCGCGTTCAGGCTGCCTGGGCGTTGGATTGGCCGTTCTATGGACGCGGCGCGATTCTAGAGGCGTTTTCGGGCGGTTCTGGGGTGTTCTTGGTTGGTGGCTGGCGGTCGTGGCTGGTCGATCTGTGGCATTTGACGGGATTTTTGGTGCGTGACGCGCTTGCGCCGTGCCTGTGCCCGTGCGCTCGATCGCGTCGTGCGTTCGCGCGTTCGCGTGCGCGTTGGTGCGCGCGCGCGTGGGTAGAAAGGGGATTGAGTGAAGGGGGAAGGAAGGGTAGCGGATTTTTGGGCGCGTGAGACTTTTTCGGTTTTTTTCTGGGGCCCCTTGCGCGGGGGCCGGGGATGTGGTAGAATGGTGGCGTTCCCCCGTGATGGGGCTTGCGGCGAGTGACTCCGACGTAAGGCGTGTGCGAACAACAAACCTTTTGGGCTTGTCCGGGTGCGGGAAACCGCCAGAGTCAACCGGGCAGGCCCAAATTGCATAATGGAGTGACTCCCATGAGCAACGAGACGAAGAAGGTCGCGAAAGCGGCAAGCCCAGACTGGGGCGAGAACGGTATCACGCCGGAGCGCGTGACTTGGGCAAAGACTACGCTGTTGGCCAATGCTGAAGAGCACGAGCAAAAGGCCGCGCGGTATATTACCGAAAAGGCGCTAAACGTGCTAAAGGCGGCGGACGGCAAGATAATTACGCGGCGACTGTTTGACAAGCTCGCGGCGGCGTGGGGTGTCGAGAAGACGGAAAATCCTTTTGGCGGCTATCGTTACCCCGGATTGACATGGGGAGACGAAAAGAGCTATTTTGGCCGCAAGTTCGAAATTGAGATCGCGGGCAAAAGCGGCTATCGTTACTGCCTGGAGCTAGTCCACGACGGCGGCGCGCTTGATGCTGTGCGCACGGTCGCAAAGTGGACGGAAGAGGCGGAACGCTGGCGGACGTGGGCGAGGGAAAATCGCGCTTGCGCCGGTTGCATCGAGTTCGCGGCCGCAGAGTATAACGCAATACACGCACACGCGCGAAAGCTCATGGAAGCGTTGCACGGGCGGCTCGGCAAGGAAATCATCAACCCGGAAATAAGCGTCTTGTGCGCTTTCGGCGGTGATATATACGACAGATTAAACCCCTTCCGCTGGCACGAGTCGAAGAGTTGGGAAAACGAAAGGAGGGGCTAATCATGCAAGCGTGCGACGTGATACGCTATCTTGCCTTGACCATCCGCGACAACTGCGCGAGCGTCAAGTATTCCGACGACGGCGGGCGGCTGGATATATCCGGCGCGTGGGTGTATGTTCCCGCCGACGATCTAGTGGACCTTCGGCGGTGCAACGGCGCGATTTATTCCGGCTGGCTGGCTGGCGTGAACGGTGACGCAAACGCCGGACGGCTGGAGAAGAAAGCCGCGGCCGCTTTGGAAAAGGCGCGGGATATTGTTGCGGCGTGGGGCAAGTCTCCTGCTGGCGGGTATGTCGAAATCGACGCAGAGACAGCGGCCAGTGCTGGCGCGCTCGTGCTTGTGTGCCATGATGCCGAAGGCGTTTCTAGGCGCGTGGATATGTCGGCGTTTTTCGGGCGTGGTGCCTGAATGGCGCACTGTGCGCCTTGCCGGTCGCGTTCCTTTTGCCGTCCTTGCGATGGTGGCGGGCGCGTCCGGCGGGCGGAATCAATCATCAATCAAAGAGAAGGAGTTTTTATCATGTGTGAAATCATCGAATGTGTGGCCGTGTGTGCGTGGGTGCTTGTGCCCGTTGCGCTGGAAATCGCGGACGTTTTGAGGAGGGCGTAAAATGAACGGTCTAACGGATGGTCAGGAGTTCGCCGTCGAATGGCTCTACAAGGCATTAAAGCGTCTCGCGGTTGCGTGTGACGGTGGGGCCAACGGCTGGTTCGGGCACAGCTCGTGCCGCAACGGCGGTGAGGAGGCCGACGCGCTGGCGAATGCGAACGACGCGCTGGCATATGCGAAGAACGAACTGAAGATTGAGCAGGAAAGCGAGGTGGCGAAATGAAAAGTGTATGGAAGGACTTTCGCTGTCGCGTTTGCTATTGCGGACCGATTTTCGGATGGTGCGTATATCGCGGATCGTCACAGATGACGGTTTGCAACGTGCGGCAAGGCCCCATGACGCGAGAGGAAGCGGAGAAAATCTGCCGCCGGCTAAACGGCGAGGAGGTGGCGAAATGACAGCAGACGAAATGCCGATAATGAGGCAGTACAAGGCGTTGAAGCGCGAAGCGCCAGCAGGGAGCATTTTGCTTCTGTCTATGGGTGACTTCTACGAAGCGTTCGGAGAGGATGCCATGATTCTTTCGCCAAGATTCGACACGCTATTGAGTATACGCGGCGGTGTTCCGATGACTGGATGTCATCGACTTTCGCTAGACACGAAGATACACAGCAGATTCGCTGGCGGTTTGGTATTCGCCATAGCGGAGGTTATGGAAGATCGGCACTCTCACGGCGGATTGTTGCGTCGCGAGATCGTGCGCATCGTCAATGGAGGCGAAAGCGAGGTGGCGAAATGAACATCACGGAAGATGACAGAACTACATACGTAGATCACGACATGGTGCAGAGAGGATTGGCCGATGTTGTGCCGTTAAAGGTTACCTTTCGGGGCGCGCCTGAAAGTCAGATTACGGTTATGAACGCGATAGAGGCACATTTCATGGTGTATCAATATCGCAAGGACAACGGCGTGACATTTGGCGATTACGAGTTTTTTTTCTGGTGCGGCTGCGACAATCGGACGGGCGAGTATGATATGAGGTATTTCTATCTCATGTTCAATGACAAGCAGAGCATGGAAGAGCGCGAGCGCGTATGCTCTCGACTGCGTTTCTTTCTGGATGGATATTCCGGCGGCGATGTCTGCTTTGAATATCATTCGGAGAAAAACCACGAGGCCATAAAGGTCGAGGCCATGCGCATACTTGCCGGGCTGGATCTGGGGCAGATGGTGAACTATCGCGGTCAGCGCGGGCGGTTGAAGTGGTCGCGGGACAATGGCTATTATTTCATGCGGGCCGGGGCGCGGAAATACGGCTATCGTCTCGACTGGGCGGCCATTTGCGGGATCACTGTGGCGTGAGAAAAGGAGACGAAATGAAGCGGACATGGTATGTCGTGCAAACTTCGCCGCGCGTGGTCGTGGAGCAGGCGCAGCCGCTGACGCTCACGGAGGCCCGGCGGGCGTTCAAGGCCGCGCGCGCGGCGGGCGTGGAGGAGGACGGCTTCGGGCGTCGCTTCCCGCGAATCATTAAGGTTATTCAGGAAACGAAAACGATCAAGGAGGGCTAGAACATGAAGGCGCAGATTGTAAACAGCTTTGCGGAGGCGTTAAAATGCGGCTCTGGCCTTTGCATAATCGACAGCGGATGGCCGTCGTTCGACGCGAGCGACCGCGCGTATTTTACGCCCGGAAGTGATAGGTACATTGAGGCGGAACGGCTGCCGCCGGACTGGCTCGCGCTTGTCGGCAAGACAGTTTGCGCAGACCGCACGACAGTCGGCACGATTGCCGATCTGCTGGAGGAACTGCCGCCGGACGTGGCCGAGAAATGGCGCGAGCTGTACGCGAACAGCGAAAGCGACGAAGGCGAACAGGCTTTGGACGCTTTCGAGGAGGCGCACAATATCAGGTGGTACGGCGAAGGGTATTACATCGACAACGGCGAAGGCGAAGAGAGCGACGATGTTGCCGCGCAATTCGCATTGGAAAACGCGACGCCCTCCGAATTGACCGCCGAACAGGAACGACAACGCCAGCGAGAGGAAATCGCCAGGCGCATCGTAAGGCCGTTGAAAGGCAACGGGGCCGTGAACGTGCAACCGCAATTCGACCTAGGCCAGACGTGGCAAATGGATCTGTTTGCTCCGATAATGGAGGAGGCCGCAAAATGAGCGAGAAAAGGCTTTATGTGGTGTTTACGCACGTCGGGCGTTTTGAGACATGGGCCACGTCGCCCCGGCGGGCAATCGCAAATGTCCGCTTCCGCCTCTTCCGCCGATCGCCTGCCGCAAGCAGGTACACATGGTCGTGGACCGTGCGAGAGTGCGCATAGTCGCGCAACGAAGCAACAACGAAAATCAACCCAACGGAAAGGAACGCAACAAATGAAGATGGATGACGTGTTAAAAAGGCTAAATGCCGACAATGAAACGTCCGCCCGCATCGTTGGATGCATCGACCGGCTGTCGCGCGAGTTCGCGACGCCCGACGCCTTCTTCCTCGCAAGCAAGGGCGAGCTGATGAAGGCGTATTTAAGGATCACGCCCGAGTCGAAGCGCGGCTTGGGCGAAAAGTTTTTCAGTGCGATGGCGAAGGCCGTCCGCCTGTGGAATACGCCGGAGGAGGACAGGCCCGTTGCGCCGGACGTGACGTACCGCGACCCTCGCCTCGACGAGATCCTCACCGTGAACGAGGTGCTGCTGATCGCCGAGCTGATGGAGAAGTTCAAGAAGGCAGAAGTTTCCGTCGACTGGATTCTCGCACAGGTAAGGCTTGCGAGGGCGTAGTCAAACAAGAGGTCTACCGCATTTGCCATTGTCAACGAATGGCAAATGTGGTAGACTAGAAAAGCAAACAACCCAAAGAAGGAGAATGAAAATGAAACTGAAATTCATGTGCGATGGTTGCCGTTCCGTGATTCGCGACGGCGACGAGGGTTTTGATGCGGGCGAATATTTTGCCGGTGTCATGGCGAGGCGTGAGTACGGTCGGCGCGGACATGTCGGCCCGTGCCGTCTTGATTCGTGGACGGAGGACGGACGTTGCGGCGAATACGAGGCGTTTATTGGCGTGTCGAACGGCAACGGGATGTCTGGTCACAATATTCGTTTTTCCGTCATAACGGAACGGGTAGAAGAATGAAAACAACTAATCTTCACCGCGTCCGCTCCGCCGCCGGGAGGGCGGGCGCGCTATCCCGCTGGCAGGGCGAGAGCCGCGAGCCAACCGTCCAAGTGCGCGTGTTCGCAGACGACGCCGAATGGCTTAAGTCGCAGGACGGTACCGTCGCGCAAGCCGTGCGCAACATCCGCAAAGCAACCAACGAAAGGAAACAACCATGACAGACAACGAACAGGCCGAACAGACCGACCCGTCCGCACCTCCATCCCTTCCGACCATCCCGCCAGGACGCAAGCGCAGGTCAGTCGGAGGACGCAAGAAGGGAATCCAGAACGCGAAGATATACGAGTTCAAGGACCGCAAGGCGACCTGCGAGCGGCGCAGGCAGATCATGAACGAGTATATTGCCACGCATCCTGACTTCACGACCCATCGCAACGGCGGTCGCGACCGTGGCGGGCACCACCCCGACACCGTGCGCTCCGGCGAGAAGCGAGTCGTGTTTCTGATGCTGGAGTCTACGCGCAACACGATCAAGCGTTGCGCCGAGTCCGACGGCATCACAGCCATCGAGTTCATGCACGAGCTGGCGGAGAGCATGCGGTCGAGCGGACGGTACGCCGCGCTGTTCGCGCCGGGCACGGAGAGCGGACAGGAACAGCAGACGGACGCGCAGTAGAACGTCCGCCAAACAACGCGAGGAGGCGTGTCCAGTCATCGGGGCGCGCCTCCTCGCTTCTTTTTTTTACGCGCGCGCTGGTGCTTACGAATGCTCATGAGTAGTGCCAACATTGCGCCGTCGCTCGCGGCGATCGCCGAAAGCGCAGTTCACAATGTGCGGTTGCATTCGTCCTTTTTTTTGAGGGGGATTGTTTTGTCAGTATGAAATGGGTTTTCCGTTTGGTCGAAGCATCCGTCCACTGTGTGTGTCAAGTATCAAATTGCCGTTTTGCCCGGCTTTCTGATACCTTGGCGGACGAAGAAGAGCGGCAACGATGATGATTGTTATGCCTATAATGGCCGCAATCACTATTGTTTTGTTGTTTTTTAGCCAGTCTTGGACATCCATTTCAGATTTCCTTTCGTTTAGCCTGGGTATAAAGATATTCTATCGCGGTTTCTAGAAAACGAAGATACGGGATAAAATCATTTTTTCTTGGCTTGCTTCCATCGGCCATGGTATAATCCCACGGATGAAACCTCATGCGATCCTCTGATGATAATTGGTTTGGCGTATAGCCATGGAACAATATGGCATTTGCGAGGTATAGAACTGGCAGTCTGTCCCGTACCTTTAGCTTGTGATAATTTGGCATGTCATTCTTACGTCCAACGACTGCATTTAGGTATTCGATTAAAGCGGTAATCATCGTGTTGACGTCAACCTCGTCACTTGCTTTGCATAACGAATTATTGAACCTGTCAATCAATTCTCTATTGTTCATTTCGCGCCGTCCTTTTCTTTTCTCATCTTGGCAATGCCTTGGATGCCCTTCAGCATTTCCTCGTGTCCGTGTACTACGAGATCGAGGTAGCCATCGTATTTCTCAAGTTTACGTTCTGCCGCCAATGCACGCTCGCGCCATTCTGATTCCGGCAGACCTTCACTAGTCTCTTTCGTCTCGCTCACTCCAGCAAGCCAGTCAAGCGAACATCCGTGAGCTCGGCAGATCATTATCATCTGATCCAGCTTTGGCTCGTACCCGAGTCTGAAGTATCTGTCAACAATCGGCTGTTTTATGCCGCATTTGCGCGCAAATGCCGTGATCGACGCATCGCCTTTCAGCTCCCGGAGACGGGAGGTAATTTTTTTTTCATTTTTTATACACATCGCTATTGACCTCCAAACCGAAGTGTGTTATACTTTGTTTCGTCTTTCACCAAAAAAGAGTTTACCACACACATTATGAGTAAGGCAAGAGAAAAAGCCATGCCAACGCATACACACAAGTGTATGAGCCGCGCGCGCCCGCCAAAGCCCGCGGTGACAATCGACTCTACGGTTAGTGGACGCCTCATCATCGGCAACACCACAGCCGCCGCGAAGTGGCTGGGGATGCGCCAGCAGGACTTCTACCGCATCGTAAAGAACATCCTGCGCCCGCCGAAGCGCGTGGTGGCGTACCAGAAGAAGGTCGATGCCGTCAAGGCGGCATACCCCGAACTGTTCAAGGAGGGCTGAATAAGACGCAGTTCTTTCGCAACCCCTTCGCCCCGAAGGTTAGTTGCGTTTCCGTAGGGGCCGCGAACGCCGGCGTATCAGGCGTGGCAGCACGGAGAGACGGCTTAAACGCAACAAAGGAAACGCAAAAATGAAAAGCACAAAGAAAGAAGTCACGAGCGGGTACGAGACGATCACGCCGCAGAAGGCGCGCGAATATCTCGGCACATCGATAGGCAACAGGCCGATCAAGGCCGCGAAGGTTCAGCTCTTCGCGCAGTACATGAAAGCCGGAGAGTGGAACAGGTACGCCCAGCCGATCTACTTCGACGAGGACGGGCGGCTGATGGACGGTCACACGCGGCTCAACGCGGTCGTGAAGTGCGGCGCGACGGTGGAGATGAACGTGGTGCGTAACTTCCCGAGGGTCGAATGGAACAAGCTTAACAGCGGGAGCATCTGGACGGCGGGTGACTTCGCCGCCGCCAACGGCGTGAAGAACGCCAACTCGTCGATGTCCGCCGTGAAGATACGCGAGGCGCTGAAGCGCGGACTTCGCATCGGCTCGATCAGCAGCGCGTCCAAAGGCAAGATTCAGGATCACGTCTGGACAAACGATGATTTTCTGCGGCTCTTCAACGCGGACAAGGACTGGCCGGAGGACATGGACTTCGCCGCCCTTCTCTACCGCCAGTGGTACGGGATCTCCATGTCGATGTGCGCAGGCATCCTCCACCACCTCGTCCACGACTGCAAGTGGCCGCGCGATTTCGTCTGCGACTTTTTCCGGCAGGTCTACACGCTCGAAGGGATCACGGCGAATACGCGCACGCTCCGCAAGCGCATCGACATGGACAGGACGGGCGGAGCGAAGCTCACGCCGAACTACGTCTGCACGTTGATCTGCAAGGCTTTCGAGGGATTCGCGACGAACGTGCCGAAGTCGAAGCTCACGGTCTGCAACGTCTCCAACGTCATCAAGTTCCCCAGGAGGAAGGCGTGAGGGAGCTGAAGACGAGACGGCTGTTCGCAGACCTCATCCCTCCGCTTTCCATCGAGGAGCGGGGGGAGCTGGAGAACAGCATAATGGACGAAGGTTGCCGCGATGCGATATGCGTTTGGAACGGCGTAATCGTGGACGGACACAACCGATATGAAATCTGCAAACGGCGCGGGCGGGCGTTTCGCGTGAAAGAGATGGACTTCGCGAATGACGCCGAGGCCGTTGCGTGGATAATCCGCAACCAGTTCGCGCGGCGGAACCTGACCGCCATGCAGCGGGCCGAGTTGGCGTTGCGGATGAAAGACGCGATAGCCGAGGAAGCGAAGCAGAGGCAGATTCGCAAACCAAAATCTGTTGTGCCAACATTGGCACAACAGAAAGAGGGTAAGACCCGCGACGAGTTGGCGAAGATTGCCGGAGTTTCGCACGGCACGATTGCGAAGGTCGAGAAGATCGTCGCAAAGGCCGCGCCCGAAGTGGTAGAGGCCACGCGCAAGGGCGAAATGAGCATAAACGCGGCGTACAAGACCATCATACCCTCTCCAGACGCGCAAGAAACGCCCTCTGGCGCGTCCGCGCTGGAAGCCGCAAATGACACGCCCGCGCCGAGCGGACGAGCCACGGCGCGGGAAATCGGCGTTTCTGCCGAGCCTGCCAATCCTGCCGTCCCAGTCCGCCGCATGAAGAACTGGGAGCGGTTCGCGAACCGCCACGAGGCGACAGCGGCGCACGCCGCCGAGAAGGTCGTGTTCGGCTGCGGATGGGGCGAGATCGAATGGCTCTACATGGACTACATCCCGGACGAGCCGAGGATCGACTACCTCAAACGTCTTTCAAAACTCAGCATTTTGAAGAGCGAGGGGTTCAAGGAATTAAAGAGGCTTGAAAAGGCCGAAAAAGCAAAGAAGGAAGCCAGATGAACACCAACGAAGAACGAAGGCCGTATACGATCCTGCTCACGGACACGGAAGTTGCCGCAGTCCGCGACATGACGAAGGTCGATGCCGTCGCCCCCGCCGTGGTGGCGGTCGTGCGCAAGGCGATGGAAGCCCACGAAAAGGGACTGGCGTAGGCGATGTACGACTACTGGAACAGGGAGTTCGTGAACGAGCGGTTGCGGCTGGGATTCCGCCAGTCCTACCGTCTCGTTCCCGCAACGCCGTCGGGACGCATCCGTTCCGACAATATCCTGCTCCTGCTCAACCGCTCGCGCGTCGGCATACAGTCCGCAATCTCCGAACTGCCGTCAGACCTGCTCACGCCAGAGGAAACCGCCGCCCGCTTCGCGCAGTCAGGCATCACGCTCCGTGACCTGCGCAGGTGGACACGCCGTGCAAAGAAGGTCGCTCCGCACTTTCGCCTCAACCGCAACACGATCCGCTTCTCAGCCGCCATGCTAGACCGCTGGCTCTCGGAAAACTCAAGGCCGAAAGGAGCCTGCGCATGACGGACAGCATCTCCGTACCGGCAGACCTTTGGAGAGACATCCGCGACTTCATTCTGCCGCGCGTCTCCCCTTGTAAGGAGTGCGTCCGTGGCAACCCGAACGCTTGCTGGAACGCAGACTGCGGCGCGTTCAAGTTCCGAAACCTCGCCCGTCGAATCGGCGCAGTCCAAAATGGCAACGCCCCTTCCAAGCCCCGCTACGTGCTCGTTGAGGACGAGATTCTTTCCGCGCTCGCGCTGTACGACAGGCCCGTGCCGCCGTCGCGCATCGTGCTTGAGACGACGCGCTCCAAGGCCAACAAGCATTCAGCAGTCAAGCGGCTGATAAGGATGGGCCAGATAGTCGAGACGTTTGCGCCAAACGGATCACGCATGATTTCGCTCCCTCGCAAGGAGCGCAAAAACAGATAACAAGAACAAGAAAGAGACACCATGAACAAGACACCAACACCTACCACGACGGCGGTCGCCGTCGCACAGCCGCAGGGCGGCACGGCCCTCGCGAACATCATCCCGATCAACAGCATTGAGGATGTTTCGCGCCTCGGAATCGCCGTCGCGAAGTCCGGCTGGTTCGGAAGCATCACGCAATCCACCGGCGAAATGATCGCCATGACGATGTTGCAGGAGCGCATCAGCCCCGTGACGTTCAAGAAGAAGTATCACGTCATGGGCGACGGATCACTGTCCGTCGCGTCCCGCGCAATCGTCAGCGCGTTCAAACGTCTCGGAGGCAAGATGAAGCTGCATGAGGTCAGCAAGGACAAGTGCGACATTACTTTCGTTTACGACGGAAACGAGCTTCGCCACACCGTGACGTTGCAGGAGTTTATCGACAACGGCGTCGCCGTCTCGTCCAAGACGGGCGCGCTGAAGGACAACTGGGCTAAGTTCTCCGGCGACATGCTCTACGCGAGGTGCTGCTCCTTCGCAATCCGCAAGGTCTGCCCGGAGGCGGATGACGGCCTGTACACCACGGAAGAAGTTGCCGACTTCGACGCCGCCCCGGCCGCGCCGCGCGAGCCCGTGAAGATCGACAAGTCCGAGGTCGTCTCGCGTCTTGCGAAGTCCGCCGCTCCAGCGCCGTCTGCGCCTGCCGCCGCGCCAGCGCAACCCGCCGAGGCCGAGGTAGTGGAGCCGGTCGCAATCGAGATGCCGTCGCCCGCGCAGAAGGAGAAGGTCGCCGCCGCAACGCAACCGCAACCCGCCGCCGCGCCTAATCCGTTCGCCGCAACGACAGAGGCCACGGTCTGTCCGATCGAGGGAAAGTTCTTCAATGTCCCCTTCACGGACATGGAGCCGGACATTCTGATGTACGTTCTCATGCCCGACACCTCGCAACGTCACCCCGAACTAACGCCCGCGCACGTCGAGGCCGCGAAAGCCGCCGCCCGCGCCAAGGGATTGGAGGTCTGACATGAGCATGAACATTAAACCATGCCCTTTTTGCGGCAATGAAGAGCTAGAATTTGCACTACGCATTGAAACAGAACGAAAATTGTTTCAAGATACTCCAACATCGCAATTAATCGGTCAAATCAAATGCAATAAGTGTGGATGCGGTCTTTATAATAAGATCGAGAACGATGTGATTGTTTTCGTGACAAAGTGTGATCAGAGTTCAATGACGTCAATCATTGACGACAAGATGCTTGCAATGTTTATCAGTTTCCGCGATGAAACATTTACAAAGTGGAATAACAGGAGCGCATTATGAGCACGAACAATCTCCCCACCTTGCAGAACATGGTCGAGCTTTCCGTCGCGAAGGAGCTTGCCGACACCACCGCCGCGCTCGCGCCCATCGTCGCGGTCGAAAACGATGCCGATGCGCGACGCGCGAAGAACGCCGTCAAGGCCGTGAAGGCCGTCGTGAAAGTAATTTCCGAGGCTCGTCTCGCCGCAACGCGGCAGGCCGACGCGTGGAAGAAGAGCATCATCGCGCAGGAGCGCGAGTTCACCGCCGCCGCGAACGCGGAGATAAACCGCGTCGATTCGCTCGTCGGCGCGTATGTCGCCGCAAAGGAGCAGGCCGAGGCGGAAGCGCGGCGCGCCGAGGAAGAGCGCCGCCTTGCGGAGATTGCCGAGGCCCAGCGCATCGCCGAGGCCGAGGCCGCGTTGACCGGCAAGGAGATCGCCGTCCCCGTGCCGGTGGCCGAGCCGGAGCCGCAGAAGAAGTCTCCAATCGTGCAGGGCGTGACCACCCGCATGGTCTGGACGTTCGACATCGTGGACGCCGACGCCGTGCCGCGCGCCTACTGCGCTCCAGACGAGAAAGCCATCCGCGCCTACATGGACGCGGCCAAGAAGTCCGGCGCGTCCATCGAATCCCTGTCCATCCCCGGCGTGGCGTTCCGCAAGGAAATCCGCGTCTGAATTTCTGGGCGGCGGTGCGGTGTCTCGCCGCCGCCCAGAACTACCAACAACAGCACCACATACAAACCAACCAAACGAAAGAACAAAACCATGAGTACCACAACCACAACCGCAACCACCCCGACCACGAACATCCCAGTGCCGAAGAAGAAGCAGTACGAAGACCTTTACGAAGGGCTTGCAACGATCACGTCCACCGACGCGACCGACCTGCGATTCACCGACGGGCTGACCGAAGAGGAGGCCGCCGCCGGATTCCTCGTTGTCCTGCGCGTCCAGCCCAAGGACGAGAAGATCTCTGCACAGACCATCGAGCTTGAGTTCTCCGACCGCGAGTGCAAGCAGAAGGCGAACATCGGCAAGAAGCAGAAGGACGTGACGCGCGAGGAGCTGTTCGCGCACAAGCTGATTTCCGGCGCGGACGCTGCAAGCGCGAACGTCGCCGAGGTGTTCGACGAGTCCATTAAAGGCAAGGAAGTCATGATCCGAGTCACCAAGACCACCGACCCGAACAAGGAGCCGGACAAGCAGGTGCGCGTGAACTGCTACCTGTCAAGCCGCCGCCCGTCCCTGTCCGCCGCCGAGCGCGCCAAGCGGATCGCGATGCTGACCGGCAAGCCCGTCCCCGCAGCGGCGAAACCGGCGCAAGCCGCCGCCGCGCCCGTCACGGCCAACCCGTTCTGATATTTGTGCATCCATGCACGAAAGCGAAGCCCTGCCACACTAGCACACCAGGTCCCAGCCATGCACATCGTGATCGACAAGCAAGAGAAAACGCCGTGGACATTTCCAGAGGGCGTGAAAACGTCCGTGGAACATCTGCGCCAAGGTGACTATGCCCTTGCTGGCGACAATGCGTTCTCCATTGAGCGGAAGTCTCTCGCCGATTTCCGCAACACGGTCGTGCGTGGCTGGGACCGTTTTCGTCGCGAAATGCTCCGCATGGACATCGCGGGCTTCGCGCACAAGGTCATCGTCGTCGAGGGCGACTTCGCCGACTACTGCTTCAAGGAACTGCCCGACGGCGAGGGCATCGAGGAACCGGCGGCGGGAACGGACGATGTGTTTACGCCGTCGCTTGCCGCCCGCCGCGTCGCCGAGCTTACGATTTTCCATCGCGCAACCGTCCTCTTCGCCCGTGACGAGGGCATTGCCGCCGCGCTTGCGTTCCAGATTCTTCTCCAGCGGCAGATTCAGCTCACGGGCGTTGCAAAGCTTCCGAAAGACCAATGATTTCCACCGCCACACAGACACTCACCTGCACCGTGACGCGCGTCGTGCATCCGCGCGAGCCGTTCACGGACGGCCAGCCGCGCTTCTGCGTCCTGCTGACCTCCATCGGCAAGGCGACTGGCATGCTGCCGTTCTACCCGGACGAGGGTATGCGCCTGAAGCTCACGGGCGAACGCCGCGAGTGGAACGGCGAGTTGCAGTTCCGCTTCACGCGCGCCCTGCACGACGCGCCAGCCGACCCAAAGGCCCTGCTGGATTACGTCGCAACAATCGCCAAGGGCGTCGGCCCCAAGACCGCCGAGAAGATTTGGCGCGATTACGGCGCGGACTGGCAGGCGCACATCGACGAATTGAAGCCGTCCGTGTCGAACGCCCTGCGCCGCACGATGGACGCGCTCGCCGCGAACAAGGCGCGCTTCGACCTCACCGTGTACATGGTTTCCGTCGGCGGCTCCCCGCGCATGGCGGACGCGGCGTGGGCGGCGTGGGGCGAGAACGCGCAGGCCACCATCGCGGCGAACCCGTACCTCCTCGCAACGCTCCCCGGCATCGGCTTCAAGACCGTGGACGGCGACATCCGCAGGCATTTCAAGATCAAGGACGAGGACATCCGCCGCGCCGTCGCCGCAATCGACTACGCGCTTCATGACCTGATGGAGCAGTCCGGCGATTCGGTCGTGCAGCGCGACGCGCTCTATTCGCAGTTCCACGAGCTAGGTATTTCCCGTGCCGTCGCGTCCGTTGCGCTTGCGAAGTTGCTTTACGCCAAGCGCATCCGCTACATCGGCATGGACATGGTGACGACAAGCCAGGTAGCGACGCACGAGGGCGACCTGTACAGGTACATCACCGATAATAACATTGTCAGCACGAAGCCGCCAACCGATTTCTCTAAAGCCATAACACGTTCCGAACTCAAAGACCTGTGTGACATTAAACTTGACGAATCGCAGATAATCGCAATCAATGTTGCCACAAATAGCTTGGGACTTTGTGTGATCAATGGCGGCGCGGGTTGCGGAAAGTCAACCGTAATAAAATACATCTGCCGCATCCTTGAACGGCGCGGTTGCGCCGTCTCGCTCTGCGCGTTCGCGGGCAAGGCCGCCGCACGACTTCGCGAGGCAACGGGCCATCACGCCTCCACGATTCATTCCATGCTCGCCTTCGGCGGTGAAGGACTAGGGTTCACCGCTGGCAATCTGCATGGCCGATCGGTGATCGTGGATGAGGCGTCGATGGTTCCGTCCTCGCTCCTTTACGAAATCACGAAGCGCGACCCAGAACGGCTTATCCTCGTCGGCGACCAGGCGCAGCTCCAGCCCGTCGGCATCGGCTCGCCGTTCCACGACGTTATCGACACCTTGCCGACAGTTGTTCATACCTTGACAACGTGCTATCGTAACAAGGAGGCCGTGTTCGCCGCCGCCGCTAAGATTCGCAACGGCGAGATGCCGGAGGAAGGAAAGTCAGCGCATGAGGAGTTTACTGTTCGCCGGTTCGATTCGCCCGATGCCGTCCATGCGTTCATCGAGGAGGCGGTCAAGGCGGGCGAGATAGACTTCGACCAAGACCTCGTTCTTTCCCCGCGCAACGGCGAGGGCGAGGAACCCGCCGCCGCCACGGTGAAATCGCTCAACGCGGGCATACAGGCAATCGAGAATCCGCACGAGGACGGCGTGAAGTTCGCGCCGGATGATCGCGTCATGTGCACCAAGAACTTTCCGAAGCTGGACATCTGGAACGGCACGACGGGCTGGATAACCCGCGTTGACCGCGACGGCAAGCCCTTCTTCCTTCCCGACGATGCAAGCCCTGATGGCCGAAGTGACTTCGGCCAAGATGAAATCCGCCTGGGCGAGAAGGAGCAGCGCGACGCGATTACGCCAGCGTGGTGCCTGACGATCCACAAGGCGCAAGGCTCGCAGTACCGCGACGTGTACGTGGTCTGTCTCCGCCGCGATGCTGCGCGTCTGTTCGACCGTTCCATGCTCTACACCGCCGTCACCCGAGCCAAGCGCAAGTGCGTCCTGCTCTGCGACGACGGCATCGACCGCATCATCGGCGCGGTTCGCCGCCGCCGCACGTATCTTCAACTGCTGTTCAAGGGAGAGGCGTGATGGCGGTCGCAATCTACGACTTCAACGAGATCAAGCGGCGCGTGTCGTGCGAGGACTACCTGCGCGAGCGCGGCATGAAGGTCAGCGCGGGCCGTTGCGCGGCGACGTGGCGCGGCGGCAAGGGGCAGAACGTGTCTATCGAGGGCGCGGTCTGGCACGACTTCAAGACGGACGAGGGCGGCTCTGTGCTGGACCTCTGCAAGCGCGTCGAGGGCCTGTCAGACTTGCAGGACGCCGCCCGCGTACTCGGCGAGCGGTTCGGCGTCGAGCCGAAGAAAACGTCGCACAAGCCGGAGCCGCTTGTCACCCGCGCGAAGAAGCTGAAGGAATCGGGCTACGTGCTTGACACGACCTATTGCTACGAGGACGAAAACGGCAAGCCCGTGTATTACGTGGACCGCTACCGCTGGCCTAACCCGTTCGTCGAGCCGCCGGACGGCAAGGCAAAAGAGTTTGTGCAACGCACCCCCGAACATGAAGGGCTGGACGCTGACACGCCGCACCTTCTGTACCACCTTCCCGAAGTCAAGACGGCGCAGGAAGTGTTCATCGTCGAGGGCGAGAAGGACGTGGAGACGCTTCGCAAATGGGGCCTTGTCGCAACCACCAACTCCGGCGGCGCGTCGAAGGACGGTTCTTCCAAGTGGCCGCACGAGCTGAACGGCTGGTTCACCGGCAAGGACGTGACGATCATCGCGGACAACGACGATGCGGGCAAGGCCCACGCGCAGAACCTCGCGACCATGCTTGCGCCTGTCGCGAAATCCGTTCGCTCGTTCGCGATCTCCGCGCTCCCGAAGGGAGACGTGACCGATTGGGCGGAGAAGGAGGGCGGCACCGCCGACGCGCTCCGCGCCGCCGTCACCGCACTCGTCCCCGTCGCGAAGCCGGATGACAACGCCGCCGCAATAGCCGCCGCGAAGGTCGCGAACGAGGTGCCGTTCTCCAACTTCACGTCCGTCTGGCGCGAGACGGGCAAGCGCAGGGTCGAGGTGAAGATTCCGCGCACGGTTGACGATCTTCGCAAGGACGTGTACGTGCGATTCCTCGGATTCCCACGTCGCGTCGGCACCTCGCTTCTGTTCGACCACGACAAGGACAACGGCAACATCCGCGAGCTGCGCAACGAACACGCGCTCTTCGCGTGGATCGGCGAGAAGTCCCGCCACGTCACGCCGTGGATGGCGAGCGGACCGGACGGGTTCGTGTCCAAGAAGGAGCTGTTCTCGTCGCTCGTCTTCAACTCCGTCGGCTACGAGCGAATCTCGTCCGTTCCCGACTACCCAATCCGCAAGGACGTGTACTACACCTACCGCGACGCATTGCGCCCGTCGCCCGGACATGCCGCGCTCAACAATTTCCTTGCGCAGTTCAACCCCGCGACGGAGGCCGACGCGATCCTGCTCCGCGCGTTCGTCGCCGCGCCGATGGTGTACGAGTACATGATTCAGCGCCCGTGCTGGATAATCGACGCCGTGTTCGGACAGGGCGCGGGCAAGACAACGCTCGCCGAGATCGTCGCGCAGCTCTACGATTCGACCGCGATCAAGACCGACGTCAACGAGATGAACTTCAAGGGCGAGGAGATCAAGAAGCGCATCGTGTCCGCAAGCGGACGCAACGCGCGGATGTTCCTCGTGGACAACGTGAAGGGCGCGCTGTCCTGTCCGTTCCTCGCGGAGCTGATAACTAGCACTTACTTCTCCGGTCGCGCCCCCTACGGCGAGGGCGAGGAGAAGCGCCCGAACGACCTCACGTTCGTCATCACCTCCAACGCCGCGTCCGTGGACTCCGACCTCTCGTCGCGATCCGTCACGGTGTACATCGGCTCGCGCAAGGACAAGTCCGGCGACTGGATGCGCAACATGCAGGCGCGGCTTGCGAAGGAACGCTACCTTATCCTCGGCGACATCTACGACATCCTCTGCAACGGCCCGTCCATGCCAAGTTCCTACCGCGCAGTCACACGGACGCCGGAGTTTGAGCGCGACGTGATATTCAAAATGGCCGGAAGCCGCGATGCGTTCGACAAGGCGATACTGCACGTCCTGTCCACGCGCTCCAACATCAACTACGAGGGCGAGCTTGCGGGGCTAGTGACCGAAGCGATCGAAATGAACATTGACCGCTGGCTCCAGAAGCAGGCCCAGCACCCGAACGCGCACAACCCGACATCTCATGAGATGGTCGCCGTTTGGCTCCGCACCGCAGTCGTGGACTACTGGATCAAGCCGCAGTTCAAGATCGACACGCAGACCCTGCGCAACATGGTGGACACGGGCAAGACGACGCGGTTCCTGCGCGGCGTAAAAAGATACCCGATGTCAAGCGCGTATGACGGCGACGGCCGCTCCTCCGGCATCCTATACTTCGGCTCGCAGGTGCAGTACCCCTACATCCCCGTGCTGACGCTGAACGGCAAGGACGTGGAACTTGCGCCCGGCATCGGCTGGCACCACAACCCGCGACTAATCGAGGAACTTGCGGCGCAGGCAAGTGGCGCGGCCACTGCCAACGCAGACGCGATAGACGTGCCGGCCGAGGTCGCGCCGGTCCCCGCGCTTCCCGACGGCGACGCGCCGATGGACGATCTCATCACCACGGAGGCACTACCCCTATGAGCATCAAGGTCTACCACAACAGCCGCAACGAGGCGGCAAGCACGGACGGACGCATCTGGTGGCGCGGCACGGCCACGGACGCCGCCTCAATCGCCCTGGAGGAATTGCAGCCGGTGTCGGCCCTGCTCCCGGCTGACGCGAACATTCCGCAAGCGACCGTTGCGAAGGCGCGCGCCGTGTTCATTTCGGCGTTGCGTAAGGCCGCGCCGACGGTCGCGCCATCCGACGACGCGGAGCGCACGATTCTTCGCAAGGCGTGGGACGACGCGCAGGCATTCGCCGCCTCGCACATGGTCATCGCAATCGGCAAGCCCGTGTTCGACCACCACCTCTGCGTCGTCGGCACGGCGGATGTGGTGTACGATCCGCGTTCTGCCGCCGCCGCTCCGTCGGCGGCAATCTCATTCTGCTACGCGCCGGACGGCTACGAGTTCGCGGGCGAGCTGAACGCGCTGACGCGCATTTTCTATAACGGCTTGCCGAACACGCCGACCGAGTGCCCGTTCGGCCACTACGACACCCACGCCTACTGCCGCGCCGTGACACTGCTCGTTCTCCGCGACCAGACGGAATGGCACAAGCGCAAGATGGACGAGCTTCCATTCTAAACCAACACAAAAAAAGGAAAGACACCAATGATAGACACAGACGTATTCGCGCTTGCCGTTGTCGCGGCGGCGCTTGCGGGCGCGGCGATAGCGGCGTTCGTTGTCGCGTGGATTCACGATCCGAAGGGAGGCGCGAGGTGAGCGACGGCATCGAATTAAAGTCCTGTCCGTTCTGCGGAAGCGACGCGGTGATGAACGCAACCGTGTTCGGCGAATGGACGGTCTGTTGCATCAATCCCGAATGTCGTTGCTGGGACTACGGACCGAACTGTTACGCGACGAAGGAAGAAGCTGTCGCCGCGTGGAACAGGAGGGCGGAAGCATGAGCAAGCGACACTCACCATTGACCGTTTGCGACCGCGACTGTGCGACGGCGAACGCATGTACGATGGGCGGCGAACAATGCCCCGACTGCGGATGCTGGTATTGCCCCGTGAGCGACGACCACGACGAGGACGGTCGTTGCGACGACTGCGCCGAGCGGCACAGGCGTGAGATTGAACAGGAAGAACCTGAACAGGATAACGAACAATGAACAGAGCAACAGAAAGAATGCTTGCGTTTGCAAGGGATATTGCGGCGGAGTTGGATATGGAACTTCCAACAACGACCGATGCAGACGGCGAAACCGTGATGGACGAGTCTTATGACGCCATTAGCGAGTTTCTTGCCGCGAACAAGGACGATTACTACTACTGGAAGAGGGGTTGAACATGACGAGTGAAAACGAGAACGAGAACCGCAAGACTATCGCGGATGTCTTGGCGAAGATGGAGCGAGAATCAATCATTCATGTGTATATACCTGCAACAGACTTGGAAAGATATGTCAAACAAATCAAAGAGGCGTTGAAGCGGGAGAAGGCCGAGATTGAGGCCGACGCGCTCGCCGTCGGCGGAATCGTCGAGGCGGCGCGAACTGCTGAGAAATCGTCGGCAGTTGGCAACTCGGCGGCGATGCGCGAGACGATGTCTTTATTTGTGCACGACTTCGCGTCTTTTATGAAAGACGTTGAGCATGGAATTTTTCACATGATGCAGTGTATGGATTTTGTAAAAAAGTTCATTCCGCTAATGGATTCCGCCCTCTCCGAGCCCGCGAGGAACTGCGACCTCTACGACAACAAGACTGATGCCGAGACAAGGTTCGTAGAAGAGACGGGAGAGAATGACATGGCACAACATTACTGGCAAATGTTCGCCATCTGGCTATTCGACACGGCGGCTAGGCAGAAAGTGGAAGTCAAATGAGGTACTGCGTAGGAGAAGAACCGGAGTGCAATGGACCGAACTGTGGTCATGCAGAAGACTGTCCTTACTATCATGAAATTATGAAGGAAGATTCTTCTTGTCGGTGTGAATTAGAAAAGTATAAGAAGTCTGTTACGAAAGGAGAAAACGATGGGATCAAGTAATGTCAAGGCGATGCGCGATGCTCTTTTAAACATTCAGGAGTATGCGGCGGCTATGGATGTTGACGATGGTAATGTGTTGGCGATATTAGATGCTTGCCGAGACGCCTTATCCGCGCCCGCGAGGAACTGCGACAGATTCGCGGACGATACTGACGCGCAGATTGCGTTTCTCAATGAGGTGTGGCTAATATCGGTTGACCGTGAAACAATGCTTGCGCGAGACAAGTACGAAAACTGGTCTGACGAAATGAGAACAAGGTACGGTAAATGGCTCCTCGCACCAGCGGCGGAGAAGAAAGGAAAAGCGAAATGACGATTAAAGAACGACAGGTAACTTATGCTTTCGCGATGGTCGAGAGCGCGAAGCAGTTGCTTCATCTTGCGTCCTGCATGATTGGCAATCTTGCTTATGACGCTGAATATGGAAAGGAACGCAACATCCACGAAGATTTTGTAGACGCTTTTAAATCCGTGGAAAAGCTGCTGCAAGTGCTGGAACGTTTAGTGGATAATAGCACAGAGTGGTCGCCTATGCCGAGTGAAACGACGAAAGGAGCAGGCGATGGAAGCAAGTAATCTGCAAGAACTGAAAGACGCCGCAACAGAACTGATGCGGTTCACATGCAACTCGTGCGAGCGGCGTTTTTGCGAAGACGACTCCGAAGAGGAGGACGGTCAGAGTTCGCCTTCGCCATGCAGCGCAATCATTAGGATGAGGAACGCATTGTCTTCGAACCCTCTCCGCAACTGCGACGTTGGCACGGCGGAGGAGCAGGCGGAGCGAATGCGTTTATATTGCAATTCTCATGGCGTGGACGAAATCGTATGTTTCCGTTGCGATAAGTGTCCGCTTTTGACGGTCAAGATGTGCGAGCTTGCATGGGCGCAGTTGCCATACGAGGCGCAGGAAGGAGGCGCGAAGTGAGCGCGTCAATCAGAATCAAGATTACAGGAGGAACAGACATTGAAGAAGCCTACTACGATTGCGAGAAGGTTTCTACACGACTCGGCGAGATGTCGGTAGAAACAGTCTTCAATGGCGTAAACATGCTATACCATCATCAGCCTATGAAGGAATGGGTGGAAGAATACCGTACGGAATTTTTCGGGAAAGCAAAGAAAGGAGACGAGTGGTGAGAATCTCATACCGTGTCTGCGACATCTGCGGACAGAAGTTGACTGACGGGTGCGTCATCGATGTTCGATTCCGCACAGTCAAGGACGGCAAGAACGCGCAAGCGCAACGGTGCATCGACATGTGCGACGGTTGCTTTAACGAAATCATGAAACGACTTGATGCCGTCGATGCCATGAAAGGAGAATCTAAATGACTGCCGAACGAGCGCACAGATACCATATCGTCATACGAACATTGCCCGGAGCGACGTTCATTGAGCGCGTAGGAACGAAGAAGGAGTGCATGGAATACGCGAACAGGGCTCCAAAGGAGTATCTGAAGCTATGCAAGATGGTTCCAGTAATGAGGTGGGACAAGAAAGGAAGAAGAAAATGACAGTAAAAGAACTGAAAGAGTTCATCGAGGAAATCCCGGACGACACTCTCGTCCATGTGATTTTCCGTGGCATCATCGACAAGCAACCGTCGCTGAACGTGGACGATAAAGTCCTGTATGTGGAGGGAATGTGAAATGCAAGCGAAAGACTGCCGCTGGCTTGACCGCTACTTCGGGACAGTCTGCCGCAACCAGAAGACGCATCCGAACGTGATGCGTCTGGACAACGGCGCGACCGTGTTCTGCGAACCATCCTGCACACGTTGCGCCGGATGCTGCTACGAGCCGATCACGCCGAACACGCCAGCGTGGGACGACGACGGGGTGGACAACCAGTGAACAAATCCTACAACATGAACATCGACACGGGCGAAAAGACATGGCTAACGCCTCCCGAAATCATCGATGCGCTCGGCCCGTTCGATCTAGACCCGTGCTGTCCGCCTACGATGCCGTGGCGTACCGCGACGCAGATGGTGCATTGGCCGGACGACGGATTGAAGGTGGATTGGACTGGCAAGCGCGTGTGGCTCAATCCGCCATACGGGCGCGAGGCCGTGCCGTTCTTGCGCAAAATGGCGAAAAACAAGACGGGGGGGGGGATATTGCTCATATTCGCGCGGACAGATACCTCCGCGTGGCAGGACTTGATATTTCCATTCGCCTACGGCATCATGTTTCTGCGAGGACGGCTACGCTTCCACAAGCCGAACGGAACGCAAGAAGAGACGGCTGCCGCGCCATCTGCGCTCGTCGCGTACTCCGAACAGGACTTTGCCCGTCTGCGCAACGCGGGGCTTACAGGCGCGTTTTTGCGTGTGTATGAAAGGAGCATTAAATGAACCAACTCAACCAACTCGCGACCCGCCTGCGCCTAAACGCCGCCAGCATGGAACACGGCGAGGCCGAGCACGACATCCGCGCCGCCGCTGATATCCTCGACTCGTTCGCCGACGTAGGAGAGATAGAGTTCACGGAGAACCGCTACTCTCCGTTCCGCGATATGGCAAGCAAGTGCCTAGTCTCGCCGCGCCGCATCGCGCAGGCGTTCAGCAGGGCGTACCTGCGCGTGGCGGAAAGGATGGAGAAGTCATGAAGCGGTACAAAATGTCTTCGTTGAATGGCAAGAATGTACGTCTTCACCAGAAGGTCTGGATTCTTGCACATGGCGATATTCCAAAAGGATATGTCGTGCATCACGTCAATTTTGACAAACAAGACAATCGAATCGAAAATCTCGTTCTGATGAAAGACGCAGACCATCGAGCATTGCATTCTTGCCGAAGGCATGGCGTTGAGTTTAGCGGACGGGCATTCACGCGGGAAGAGGCTCTTGCGAGAAAACGCGCAAAGAGCGCAATCTACCTTGCAAAGAACCGTGAACGAATTTATGCAAGGATAAATGCCTATCGCCAGCGCAAGCGCGCAGAAGCAAAGGCGCAGAAGAAGGAGGTTTCATGAAGAGAGAACTCACCTACGCAACGGTATGCAGCGGAATAGAATGTTGCTCCGTCGCCTGCATCGGACTCCCGATGCGCCCGGTCTTCTTCAGCGAGATCGAGCCGTTCCCATGCGCCGTCCTCAAGGCGCACTACCCGAATGTCCCAAACCTCGGCGACATGAGCAAGATTCAAGTATCAGACGATGGGCTGCATATCACGAACGGCAGGGAGAGCATATCGCTCGACGAGCCGTTGGACATCCTCGCTGGCGGCACTCCATGCTTCGTCGCGGGGACGATGGTTCTCACGCCGAGGGGATATGTCCCGATTGAGACGCTGAAGGTCGGGGACGAGGTGGTGTCTGGCACGGGCCACATCCGCAAGGTCGAGGCGGTCGGAAGCAAGATGGCGAAGGTTGGAACCCTGAAGGTTCTTGGCCGTCCCGAAATCGTCTGTACACCGAACCATCCGTTCTTCTGCGTCGGCATGAAGCGCGACGACAGGCGCAAGTCCGAAACCTACGCGATGAAGATTCCAGTAGGCGACTACGCGGCGACGCGAGCGGACGAGGCGGTCGGGAAGTACGTCGGGCGCATCAACCACATGAGAGGCACGGCGTTCTCGGTGTGCTACCCGAAGTGCGGCGGGGCGACCTGCGATGACATCATGGAACTCGCTGGATGGTATCTCGGAGACGGGTATATCCGGCGGTTCAAGGGCAAGACGAAGAAGAGTGTCGTGTTCGCCTTGTGCTGCGAGAAGAAGATCGCGCGGTTCAGGGAGCGGTTCGGCGGCATCGTGAACATCTGCGAAAGCGGCGAAGGCAAGTTGATCGTGAACTGTACGGCGCTTGCGGATTGGCTCGTCGAGAACTTCGGGGAGCATTCCGCCGGGAAGCGCATCCCGTACTGGTGCTACGACCGCGAGAACACGCATTGCCTGTTGCGCGGCTACGAGGCAACGGACGGATGGCACAACAACAACGAGCGGAAGTTCTGCACGGTCTCGCCCGCGTTGGCCTACGGCATAGCGGATTTGATCGGGAACGCATCAATATCCCTTCATGTCCCTCCGCCTAAAGGCCATATCCAAGGGCGCGAAATCAACCAAAGACCGTGCTATGTCGTAGCCGTCCCTGTCGGGCGGACAATCAGAACCAAATTCATCAACGGACGCTATGCGTCGATAGTAAGGAGCTACAATGGAACAGATGGAACTGTTCGGCGAGTTTACAACATCACCGTCGCAGACGAACACGACTACATCGTGTCCGGTCTGTGGACGCACAACTGTCAGGACGTGTCGGTCGCAGGAAAGCGAGCCGGGATGCAGGAAGGGAGCGGAACACGCTCCAGCCTCGCGTTCGACTTTGTGCGGCTTGCCCGCGAACTGCGACCCAGATGGGTGCTTTGGGAGAACGTGGCGGGAAGTATCGATTCCAAGAACGCCCCCGACTTTCTGCGTTTCGCCTCTGCGCTTGGGGACTGCGGGTATACTCTCGCGTGGCGCGTGCTGGACGCGCAGTATGTGCGAGTGGACAGCATGGAACGTGCCGTCCCGCAGAGACGGCGGCGTGTGTGGGTTGTCGGATGTCTTGGAGCCGATGAGTCCGTCCCTGCGCAAATACTTTTTGAGCCCGACTGCGTTGCGGGGCATACTCCGCCGCGCAGACGCGCGGGGCAAGGCTTTGCCTACTCTCTTGCGGGACGCGATAGAGTGGATGCTGGAATGGTGGGAAAGCCAGCCGCAAGAAGAGACGGCGGATGCAGAGCATTCATCCCATACGGAACGAGACTCGGCGCAAGTCCAGAAGGGATAACGCAGCCGTTAACCCGCATAGACAGCAAGTTCCAGAAATGTATCGCACTCGACGGCGACAAACTGAAGCCGCGCGAAGACCAGCGCAAGGGCGGCAACGGCTTCGGGATAAACGAGAAAGGCGCGGGCTACACCCTCACGGGCGTGGACAGGCACGGCGTGGCGTATGAATCGCAAGTTTACGAGAACCACGCGCAGGACAGCCGCGTAAAGACGATAGAGGTCAGCGACACGCGCAACCAGAAAGACGGCACGGGCGGGAACAACCTGCCGCTCGTCTGCTTCTCCAAGGTGTCACACCCTTCCGCGCCGAACGGCGAGGGCGAACGCTGGGACGAGCGCGAGGTGGCGCAGACGCGCAACACGTTCGACAACGGCGAGAAGCGCTGCCAGGAGGTCGTGGTCAGCATGGCGCAGAACACGCGAGACGAGGTGCGCATCGTCGGCGGAGACGGGCAGATTGCAGGCGCGTTGCCAGCCGAGCCGGGGATGAAACAGCAGACCTACGTGGTAAGCACCGCCTACAAATTGGACTCCACCGCGTCCAACTCCATGAAGAGCGCGAACCCGAACAGCGGCTTCCACGAGACGCATGTCGCGGCTTGCCTCGACACCACAACGCCAGACCCCACGAAAGCACAGGGCGGCAACGTGATAATCAGCACCAACTCCAACGGCGAGGACGTCGCCGCCACCCTGACGCGCGACCTCGCCAAGCAGACCGGCGCGCAGCAACAGAACGGGGGGGGGTACATCCTCACCCGCCGCGAGGATTCTGCCTTGACCGATTCGGGCAGTACGGAGACAGGGAGATAGCAAGCGCGATGAAAATGAGAGACTACAAAGACCACACCGACCTCGTTGTCCACGAGAAGGAAGGAGCGGAAGGTGAATGAGCGCCTACGGAATAAACCCAGCGGAGAGCGGAATGATGATAGGAACTAATCCGCCGACAGAGGAGTGCGGGCAGACCCTGCGCAAGTCGCCCGGTGGTGAGAATGGAGTCTTGCAGATGCAGAACCAAACTGACATTGAGACAGCATACCGAATAAAGATAAACCTTCGCCCTGCCGTGTTGTGCAGTCATCGTTGCGAAGAGTGCAGATTCTGCACCTTTAGCGGCGACGAGGACGGCGGGGAATACGTTTGGTGCAGGCATCCGCACACGTTGTCGTTGCCCAACTTCTTCAACATCATGGAAGAGAACATGGTGTGCAACCTGTTTGAGCCATGTCCAGAAGTGCAGACCGTCGGCTTCAAGGCTGGGCAGTCCAAGGACGGCGGACTAGGAGACGAGCGCGAAGTCTCGCCAACACTCTCGCAGATGCGCTACATCGTCCGCCGCCTCACGCCCATCGAGGCTGAGCGGCTCATGGGGTTGCCGGACGGATGGACCATCCCCACGGGACTACGCCGCTACTTCGGCGCGGACGGAGAGCCGTCCCCCGAACTGGTGGACGAGTTCGTTGAGCGGTTCGACACCTTCAACGCCATCATGGCCGCATACGAGCACAAGGCCCCGCCGAAAGGCAAGTCGCGCAAGCAGGTCGCGGAATGGCTCAAGAAGATTTCGGACGCGGAGACTTGCCCGGACAGCCCACGTTACAAGGGGTGCGGAAATGGGCAAGCCACGAACCAGCCGAGGTGGATCGTGACGAGGCTTCTCGCCATTGGAGAAGGCATCGACCCGTTTACTGGAGAAGAACTATGAACCATAAGGAAAACTTGATTGGCAGAAAGTTCTGCCGCCTGAACGTCATCGCTTATGCACCCGACTATGTGTCTCCGCGCGGCAGACATTGGCCCAACTGCCTTTGCCGTTGCGACTGCGGCAAGATGCATACGGCGCGGGCCTGCTCGTTGAAGTCCGGATTGGTGAAGTCTTGCGGATGCTTGGCGCGTGAACAAGCCGCCGCACGGCAACGCAAGCACGGACTCGCGCACAAAGACCCGCTCTACACGGTTTGGAAGGGAATGCGGGAGCGTTGCACGAACCCACGGCAGAAGCATTGGCACCGCTACGGCGGTCGCGGAATCCGCGTCTGCGCGGAGTGGGACGATTTCATGGCGTTCCGCACATGGGCATTGGCGCACGGATGGCAACGCGGATTGCAGGTAGACCGCATAGACAACGACGGCGGCTACTCGCCCGATAACTGCCGCATCGTCACCTGCAAGGAAAACAACGACCATCGCAACTCTCCGCGAGACGCGAAGGGCAGATACATGAGAAAGGCATCATAGCCATGCTCGTGAACATCGAGGGCGTCGCCAAGCCAGCAGACGCGAACGGCATCCGTGAAATCGTGCCATACGTCTACACCTCGCAGGACTCCCGCGAAACCCCGTCAGAGGTGCGCGACGCCAACCACGCGCGCGAAATCGTGCGCCGCCTGTGCATTCCAGAGTCCGTATTCGTGGACGCAGAACCCCCGCGTGGCGATGGCTACGACCCCATGTGGATAGTGCAGATTTCGGTTCTCGGAACGCGGCAGAAAATCACGCGCTACCGAACTGGCTACCACAAGTACGACGGATGCCCGTTGGCGGCAATCGGCTACATGATGGACATTCACGCCGCAATCAGAAAAATCTTGAAGAACTCCCGCAAGGAGCTGGAGTCTGAAAGGAAACAAAAACAGAAACAGGAGAACAACTGATGATTACACCAACGCAAATGTACTGGATAACAAGGCTGGACGGCATAAATGAAGTAGGTATCTTTATGATAATTTTAGCATCTACTGCGTTGCTTGTCGGGCCTATTATCATGGAGCTTTTCGATGACCTCATAGATGAAAAAAAATTATCGCTACATTTCAGGTCAATCTTCAAATGGGCATTGCCGACATTTTTATTCGGACTTGCCATTGTCACGTTCGTTCCGTCCACAAAGCAAATGGCGGCTATCCTTCTCATACCTAGCATCGTCAACAACGAGAAGATTCAGCAGACTGGCAATAAGCTCTACGAACTTGCTTCCGAATGGATGGATGAACTTAGGCCAAACGCGGCGAAAAATAAGGAGAACGAGAAATGAGTAGTATTCGCGAAAGCGGTACAAGCCCGATGTTAAACTTCGCGTATATCGTGAACGAGATGCGCGAGGCCGTCAAGAACAAGATGTCGGCAGACCACGAGATGTCAGCCGACGAACGCGCCGTCGAGAAGTTCTGCAAGGACATGATCGCAGATTGGGCAAGATGCCTTGCGCGGCAGTACATAGAGATTGGAAAATCCGTAATATCCTTCTGCAACGCATTCACGCTTGTCTATACGCCGAACGACAAGGACTGTCCCGCGTTGCTTGCTGGCGCGTTCGAGGAGTTCAAGGAGGTGATGGGCATTGAGACTGTCAAATGCGAAGAAGAGGAGGCGCGCGATGAGCCGCAAGCCTAGGCCATGCTCCGCATGCCCCCTCCGCTCCGCGAACGGCTGGTGCGCCCACCTCGCCACAACCCGCCCGCCGAACGCGCCTTCTTGCGAGTGGGGTAGGAAGAAGATGGACAGCGCGTATGCCGCCGAGTACAACCGCCGCAAGTGCGGGTGGAAGAGGCGCGAAACGAAACCGGAGCAGGGGCAGGAGGAGGAAGAAATATGACCACATTCATCGTAACATTCTGTTTTCCAGGGTCTACATTGTTCGGCACATGCACGTGGTCTATGCGTGTCGTCGCTATCAGCGCGGAGGATGCCGTTAAAGCCTGCGTCGCCGCACATCCGAATTGCGCTGTGACGTCGGTTGATGTGTGCGGCGACGTTTGTACATGCTCAATCGCAAGTAGTGATGGAGACAAGGAATGACCGTGCAATACGAATTGCCTGACGATCCGCATCTGCGCTCGTTGCGCAACTGGTTCAACGAACAGCTCAACAAACGGCTGGATGAGTTCTACGCCAAACGGGTAAAGAAGGTCGAGGCCGATATTCTTGCGTGGATCAAACGCAACCCAATCTGCTACGTGAACCCATGCGAGGCGATTCTTGACGGCATCTGCGGCGTTATGACGCCTGCGATATATCCGCATGGCAATGTGTTTGCAGAACGATACGACGTGTCGGAGTTCTTTCTCGGATTTCCCCGCGCCCTGCCGACCGAGCTGAAAGGAGTCGCAGTATGAACGCAATCCAGATTGCAATTGTCGTCATTGGCCTTGTATTAGCATATATCGCCGGGCTATCCATTGGGAAGTTTACAAACTTAAAGTGCATATCGTGTCTGGCTGGACGTAATTGGGCTTACTTGGAAAGTTTCGCCCTTTCCGTTTCGACTTGCGCAATGGCCGTCGCATTGCATCACAATGCTGGAAACGACAAGCCGATGGACGAGTTCACGAAAATACTTGCGCTCCTGTCGCTACGCAAGATTTCAGCCGTGGAGGCGACACATAGGCTTCGGAATTTTGAAAAGAAGATGAAAGGAGTTGCCTTATGACTGCCATCCAAGTAGAAGGAATCGCGTTCTTATCTATCTTTTGGCTGTATTGGGCAGAAGGCGTTGAGCCTATCTCGCTTGACAGCGTTTCGTGCCTTGGCAACATCGCGCTTCCTTCCGTCATGCCGCCGACCGAGATGAAAGGAATCGCCGTGTGATTATTCTGTCGGCATGATCGCGAAGTACGCTTCGCCATCTGCCTTGCTCGCAAGCCCGCAGTAGTTGTCGGCCCTCATCTTTTCGCTCGTACCTACCATCGCCGTCGTCTTCGCAGGATCGCCGTACGCCGCGACGTGGTACGTGATGAACGTATGCCTCCCGCAGTTCTGGAACACGGGAATCCCTTTCAGCCTCGCGGCGTGGTAGATTTCCTTCTGCGTGTCATTCGATATGTCTTCAAGAGCCTTGTGGAAGTCGAACGACTTCATCCAGGCAAGCGCCGTCGGATGTATGTGAAACGCCCTCGGCCTCTTGCCCTGCTGGAATCCCTTCGCCTTCGCGATCCTGATCGTCGCGCCGTCGAGGTCGATCTTCGCGGCGTCGGGATCGGATGCCATTCGCAAGATCTCGACCGCACGGCATCCGCAAAAGAACGATACGATTGCGTATGCGAGCAGTTCCGGCCTGTCGGCCTTGTGGGCTTCGAGCAGACGGAACAGCTTCTCGACGTCATCCGGCTTCATGTAGTCTGGCTCCTCCCACGGCTCAGGCTTGAACTTCATCGAGCGAATTGGATTCTTTGCGAGATATTCGCGCTCTTCCTTGCAGCACCAGTTTAGGAACGTCTTGATGTAGAGAAGGTGCGAGTTGTACGTCTTTGGCTTCTTGTCTGCGTAACCGGCGTCAAGGTAGTCTGCAATCTCCTTAGCGCTGATCGACGCGAGCGTCCTGTCGCCGAGCGACCTTGCCCACTTCCCCGTGGTTGCGTTAGTCTTGTCCTTGTCGGCGCCTTCGTTCTTTGCGTCGTAGTATTCCTCGTATGCCTCTGCTACCTTCTTGTCTCCTTCTGATGAAGGCCGACGCTCTTCTTTCGCCTTGACGTAAGCGTTAGCAACGTCATAGAGCGTGACGCTGATTCCTGCCGACGCGAGCAGGTCAAGCGCGTTCTTCGCGTCAAGCGCCTGCAACGCGTTGAGTCTGACTGCCGCGTCGCCTCCCGCGCTGTGACGCTGGTAGAAGTCGCGGATTGCCGCCATCATGTCATCCTTCGTTTTTCTGGAAATCCGAACGGGCTTCCGTTCAAACGGGTCGATTCCAAAATATGCCTCGTAGTCGCGATGCAACTTCCCGAATCGTTGCTTCCTGATTCTGACTTTGATGTTTTCCTCGACCGTGCTCTTTGGTAGGTATGCCATTTCGTCACCTTGCTTTCCGTTTTTTTTGATTGCGAATCATTTGCGAAAACATTTTTATCGTCCACTTTGACGATGCCTAAAAAATGAACGAGGCTATTATAACATAAGGGCGAAATGAATGCAACCCCTAGCAGGTTAAAAATTGGGATTATATCAAAAAAGCATTTATGACGCAATAGTGAAGAAACGGCTTATAATTTTACATTTTGTTTATATTATAACAGGTCGTGATGTTTTTGAAATGAAAAACGCATTGACAGTTGATAAGATTTTTTGACATGAAAAAGCGTTTTTTCTTGTGAATTTTTTGCGAAAGATTCGGCGATGCGGACGCACGACGCAAAGAAAAATCCCCTGACGAAGCGGCAACTTCGTCAGAGTTTCGGAGATGAATCCCCGAGTGTCTTGAAAAGACAGCAAGGCATTGTACACTATTCACCGAGGATTCGCAACACCTGCGCTTGCAAGCGCAACCGTTCCTTGCGATGGCTGTCGCGTTGCTTCTTGCCTATCGGCATCTTCGGCTCGACCCACTTCTTCCCGCTCTTGATCTCGCCGCGCTCCAGATGCGTAAGTTCCTTGATGCGGTCGACGAGCTTATCCACTCGGCCTTTTTCTGCCGTAAGGTACGGACGCGCGCGCTTCAGCTCGCGTCGGCGCCCGGCGTCTTTCGTGCCCTTGAACTCCGCCTTGTCCTTCTCGTAGCCGTCCAGCGCGTCGAAGTAGCGCGAGGTGGACTCTGGATATTCGCGGACAAGGCGGCGCACAATCGGCATGTCAGTCAGAAGCCTGTCCGTGTCGCCTCCCTTCGCGGCATGGTAAAGGTTCTGTACAGTGGAATACGCGTTCCCGACGTCTCTTCCGAACCCGCCCCAGATGAACTCCCACACGAGCTGTGCGTCCTCCGGCGCGATGTCGATCTTTCCCTTGCGCAAGCTGTTGCCGCCGGAAAGGGCGTTGACCGCCTGCGTCAGCTTCTGGTACGGCCACGGCGTGTTGCGCTTCCCGTTCCACGACTTCGGCGCGTTCTTGTCGAACGACAGCTTCACGCGCTCGTCGCCCTTGTAGTTCTTTCCGCTCGCAAGCTGGATGATCGGGTCGATCGCTGACGGCGCGACGGACTGCCCGAGCAAGTTCCAGTCCAGCTCGCCCTTGTCGTTTATCATCCCGTTGCCGCCGACGAGATCGGTTATCTGGTCGGTCAGCTCGCGCGGCAGGGCGGCCAGCGCGTCCTCCGGCTTCGTCTCGCCGAGGATCACGTTCGTCGCGGTCTGCGCGAGGTACGGAAGCGCGGCATACGGGCCACGGAACCGCAGCAGGGGCATCTGGCGTCCCCAACCGACGGGAATGCCGACGTTGTGCTTCTTGTCGTATTCGCTCATGTTGCGCGCGTTGCGCCCGCCCTTGCGCTCGCGGTCGTCGTCGTTGCCGCCGAAGTGGTCGATGACAGCCTTCGCGGCGCCGATGCCGACGAGCAGCGCGATGAAGTCGCCGCGCATCTTGTGCCTGCCCCAGCCGCTTCCGTCGTCTGGAAGGTCCTGCACGGATTCCTTGCCCGCCTGCACCGCGCGCGCCGCGCCCTGCACCGACGCGTTCGCGAACATGTACAGTCCGTTGACGATGGGCATGAACGACCCCTTGCGGTTGAAGTCCACGGTCGCCTCGCGGGCGAACTTGACGGCCTCGTTGACCGGCACTCCCTTGTTGTGGATGGCGGAGAACAGCCCGATGCGCGTGGAATACTCCATGAACTCGTTCGCCGCCGCGATGAAGTCCTTGCCGCTCTCCCACGCCCACTTCGCCTTGTCTCCGGCTGACATCTTCCAGAAGCTTTCCGCGCTGCGGCGGAGCTTGTCGAGCCGCAGGCGCACGTCCTGCTCATTGCCCTCGAAGCCCGCCGACGCGACGCCGCCCTTCGTGAGCAGTCCAGCCTTGATGGCCTTCTTCACGTCGCCTCGCAGCTCGCCGCGCCGCACGTACCGCCACACGTCCTTCGCGTTGCGTATCTCCGCCGCGACCGCCTTCGCGAACGCCGTAGCGCCGTCCCACACGCCGTACCGGCCCATGAGCGCCTGCGCGGCCTCAAGGCTGTCGGCGATGTAGTTGCTGACAGAGAACTCCGGCGAGTATTGCGTGCGCATCGCGCTCATCCAGTGCGTGACGGCTGGCACCTTGGAGAGAATGCCGTCGCCCCACGTCTCCACGTTGTCGCCCTTGAACGACCTCATGAAGTCGCGCCCTCGCCCGTTTACGCCCTTGTCGACGCGGATGGCGTAGAGCTTGCCGTCGCGCTTGAAGAGCTGGATGTCCTCGCGCTCGTCCGCCATCTGCATCCCGGCGTTGGCCTTCACCTTGTCCGCGTCGCTGAACGTGAACACGTAGTCCGAGCCGTGGTGCGCCTCGTCGATGCCCTCGACGATCTCGCCGATGTGCAGGCCCTGCGCCTCCGCCCATTCGACGAGGTTCGCGAGGACGTTCGCCGTCTCGTTGCGGATGGATCCGCGTATGCCCTGCTCCGCCTGCAAGAGCGACGCCGCGACCGGCGAGTCCGCGATGTCCGCCGTCCCGCGCCCGAACGCCTTCATGAACTCGCTGCGCCTCGGGCCTGCGGTCGAGGAGTTGAGGAGCCCCGGCTCAAGCTGCTCCACGTCCGTCTTGAGCGGAACGTAGTTGCTCCATTGGTAGAGGTAGTAGTTCGCCTCGGAAGGGGAGAGCTTGCCGGATTCGAGGCGGCGGCGGATGTCGTCGCGGTTGATGTCGACGAGCGCGCGCTGGGCGTTCTTCATGTGGCGGAACCTGGCGCGGCCGTACTTGGCCTCAAGCTCGGCGATGATGTCGTTGGCGACGTTCGCGGAAAGCCCGACGCGCGCGCCGTTGCGCACGATCTCGCCCATTCCGTAGGAATAGTCGTCGTCCGGCGTGACGCCGTTGCGCCGCGCAATCGTGTCGTTGCGTTCCTTCGCGTGCTTGCATTGCGCGTAGAGATCGAGGTCTTGCAGCAGCTCCTCGGACGACTGGCCGTCGAGCCTCGCGCCGTTGAGGGCGCGCGCCATCGTGTCGACCTTGCGCTGCAACCCGCGTGTCTCGTGCTCCACGCGCCCGTTCGCCTTCTGCAACGCGGCGGCGACGTCGGTCGATTTCGTCCAGTCCGTGTAGCCGTCGGACGCGCGAATCTCCTCCTTCACGCCGGGAATCTCGTCCTGCACGTCCTTGATCGGCGCGTGGCTGTCGAGGAAGTGTTCGCGCGCCTTCTCGGTGCCGGTGCGCACGTCGTCCATGATGTTGGAGCCAGCGGGCGCGGGCGCGCGGGCCGTGCGGACGGAGGTCGCCTCCGGCTCGAGTTCGGACGCTCCGCCAGCTCCATCACTAGTTTCAAGAAGGCCGAGCGTCCTGCCCTCCGCCATCGTCCTGTCAAGAAACTCGTTGAACTGCTCCGGCGTCATCCTGTCGATGCCCGACAAATCTGCGCGGTTAAGGCCCATCCGCGCAAGCAGGCCCTTCCACGCGGCCTTGATCGCGTCCCACGCGCGGTTGTACCACTGCCGTCCCTGCAATGTCTTGACGAAATCCTTCAGCACGGGCGACTCGCGCCCCTCGCGGATCGCGGCCCATATCTCGTCGCGGAGCGTCGCCTCGTCCGCGCCGGGGTAGCGGCTCTTCACGTTGTCCACGAGCGCCTGCGGCGCGCTGTCGATGATCGCGTTGATCCTGTCGAGAAGGGCGCGGTTGCCGCGCGCGGCCTCCTGCTCCGCGAAGCGCAGCGTCGCGTGACCGCCAAGCTCGTGGTCGAGCGTCTTCCAGTTCGCGCCGCGAAAGAGGGTCAGCTCGCCCGTCGCGCGGTTGAAGGTACCGAGGACGCGGCCGCCGCCGTCAGAAAGTTGCCTCGCGCCCTCGCCGCCGTCCCTCGCGGGGTCGAACGCCCTGTCCTTGACCGACACCTTCAGCCCCGGCAGCATCCTCTTCGCGACGGACGCGAGCCACGTCGCGACCTTCAGCTCGTACCGCTGGCGCAACGGCTCCGCGTCCTTCGCCTTGCGTTGCTTGAGCCACCGCTGGTAGTCTGCGTCGGCGGCGAAGCGCGCGGCGCGCGCGGCGGGGGATTCCTGCTCTACAATGCGGCTTGCGCGGATGTTCACCTCGTCCACATCCATTCCGTTCGCCTTGTCCTCCGCACGGCCTCTGCGCACCGCCTCTCGCTCCGCCGCAGTCAGCGTCCTCTTCATTCCTGACGCCGCGATGTCTCTTGTCTGCACCGTTATGTTCTCCACCTTCGGGGGAATGTACGGCACCCTGTTCGCCGTGCGCCGCTGGACGGTCGCCGTGCCGTCGCCGTTGTCCTTCACGAACGTGACCGCGCCGTACTGGCCGTCCGCGCCGCGAAGCATCACCGTGTCGCCGCGCTTGAACGTGGATGGGGATTGCGCGACGGCGGATTGCGCGGAAACAGACCGCGCATCTTCGCTTGTCGCCTGCGGGGCGACATCGGCAGACTGGCGCTTTACGCCGACAATATCCTTGCGCGGGAAAGTCAACTCCGCGTCACCGCCCATCCCGCCTCTTGACAATATCTTTACGTTCTTTGGCCCAACGCTTATTACCTCGCCCTCGTAAAGCATTGTGTTTCTGTCGTTCTTGATCGCGACAACAGCGCCCTTGACGACATTGCCTTTTGACGGACTGGCGAATCCGTCCATCTCGGTCCTTCGCCCGTTCAAGTCTGTCCATGTCGAGTTTTCCGCCGATTCCGTGGCCTGCGCCGCTTCAGCGCCGTCCGCCGTCTCGGTTGCCCGCGTTTCGTCCTGTGCGCTTGCAGACGCGGTTTCGCGCATCTGTGACGGGCTTGCCGCCTCGTGCCTCTTCTCGAAGTCCGTTACGGCCCTGTACGCCTTGCCGCCGTCGTCGCCCTCCACGTTCAGCGCGGCGTCGATGAGGTCTGCGTATTCCTTCGCTTCCGCGTCCGTGAGCCTGTCCGCCCACGCGGGAAGCGCCTCGCCGTCGGCCCACTCCGCGTAGACGCTGGCAAGGCGTTCGCGCGCGCCCGGCGCGGCGTTGCCCGCCTGCGCTCCGCCCTGCTCCGTCTGCCTCTGCGTCCTGCTGAAAAGGTCTTCGCCCTCCGCGCCGCCAAGGTCAAGAAGGGTCTGCCCCGTCTCGCCCGCGCTTCCGCGAAGTTCCGCTTCCTGACGCCGCTTGATTTCCTCGCGTTGCGCCTGCATATCCCGCTCACGCTTCAACTGCTCCGGCGTCGCCGATTCTAGCGCGAAGTCCGGCGCGGCCTGTTCTCTCCTCGCCTGCTCGTCGGCCTCGCGCGCCTCGGCCTCTATCGCCTCGCGCTCGGCCCTGTCCCATGCCTCTTCCTGCCGCTCGATCGCCGCGTCCTCCTCAGCCTCGGCATCGCTGGCCGCATCATGTTCAGACGCGCGTCTCGCAAGCTTGTCGTCCGTGTAGGCGGCGGCTTCCTCGTCGCGCTCCCTTGAAACGGTCTTTTCCTCGCGGGCGGCGTTGCGCTTGTTCGCCGCCCATTCAGCGTATTTCCTGCGCGTCTCCAGAAACCAGTTCACGACGGCTTCCGGCCCTTCGCGCTCGATCATGTTCTCGACGTACGCCTGCAAGTCGGACGGCATGTTCTCGGTCAGCGCGTCGTTCGTGCCGGTTCGCGGCCTCATGCCGAACAGCGAGATGTAGTCGCCGCGACGGTTCTTCCTGGCGTTGCCGTCTAGGAATCCAGCAATCCAGTCGGCAAGCGTGTCTGCCGCTCCCTTCGGCGGAATCTTCAAAAGTCCGCCGTTGTCACGCGCGAACCGCAGAAGAGCCGCGCCCATCTGGTCGCCCGTGCCGCCGTCGTCTGGATGCGCCGCGTAGTCCTCGTAGGAATACCCGCGCAGGTTCTGTCCGCGCCGCGTCTTCGGCCTTACCACTCCCGCAGTCTGCGCTTCTGCTCCCTGCGCCTCTCCCTGCTCTGGTCGCGGTTCTTCGACCGCTTCCGGTCGCTCCGCTCCCTGTTCGGGTTGCGCTGGTGCTTCAGCGGTTCCATTCCCTGTCTCATCTGGATTCTCCTGTATCGATTGTGTCGGTTCCTGTTCGTTCTCTCCGCGATGGCGGAAGTTGACCGCGCCCAAGTTCCGGCGCAGACGGTTCGGCCTGTCTATTGGCTCGGCAGTCTCTACTTCGTTCTGTACCGGCGCGGGAGATTCCGCAACCTCCTCCGCCGTCTCGCCACGATGCCTGAAGTTCACCGCCGCGAGATTTCGGCGCAGACGATTCAGACGTTCGACGACAGGCGGCTCCGCCGCCGCTTCCGTCACCGTCTCCGTTTCCGCCCCGTTTTCGCCCTCTGGCGCGTCCGCCGCTTCGGGCGTCTCCTCGCCCGCCTCTTCCGATCCGCGCGTTCCTGGGGCTTCCGTGGCGGCTTCCGTGGCGTTCTGCGCCTGCTGTTGCTCCGCCGCCTCGTCAGCGGACATGAAGTCAGCCGCGCGGTTCTCGCTCGCAACCCGCATCTGTTCCTCCGCCGACGGGTTCTCCGTCCTCGTCCCGCCCTCGTCGAACATCGCGAGCGCGGCGTCGCGGAAATCGTCTACCTCGCGCTTGCCCTTGGCGATGGTGTCCACGAGGTCGTTGATCGCGTCCGCGCCCTTGCCGATCTTCTTCTTGACCTGCTCTTCCGTAAGCCCGTTGACGTACGCGTCGAACGCCGCCCACTTCTCGTCCGCCGTGTAGTCCTTCAGCACGTCCTTGTCGATGCCCGCGCTCTCCGCGAGGATGTTGTCTATCGGCTTCGACCTGATCCTGTCGCTGACGTGCGCCATGCCGCCGCCGAGAATCTGGATGAGCAGCATCGACTCCGCGAGATTCTTCAGCGATTCGGGCTTGAAGAACTCCTTCGCCGCTTCTGCGCCACGCCGGAGCGCGTTGCCTTCCTTCTCGCTTTCGCGCCGGTCGATGCCAAGCGCGGCGTCGAAGATGTTGTCCTCCAGCTCTTCAATCGTCTCCTCCGGCATCCCTTGCAGGCCCGTCGCCTTGCCGAAGCGCCGCATGTTCTTTCCGTACCTCGACAGCGCCTTGCCGACAGCCGTCTCCGCAATCTTGTCACCGACCGACTTCACGAGAGGAATCTTGCCGAGCGTCGCTCCGGCGATGCCGCCGAGCGCCTTCGTCGCGAGCGTGCCGCCGACCAGCTCGATCGCAGGCTCGACGATACCCCGCGCAACGCCCTTCGCGACGGCGGCGCCGGTCGAATCGCGCTGCGCCGCGACTCGCACGTTGCCGTCAGCGTCCATCTCGTAGCGGTCGCTCGCCATCTCCTGCCCGCGCTCCGCGCCGCCGATGAGGCCCGCCATCACGCCGTGCGCGCCTGGAAGCGCGAACGGGATCATGTAGGAGCCGGTCTGCACCAGTCCGCCCACAAGCCCCGCCTGCGCCTGCTTCTCGCGCCCTTGCAGCTCCGCCCGCGCCGCTTGCTTCTCGCGCTCGTTCTGGAGCGTGATGTCCCGCGCCCTCTCCTGCGCGAAGCGGACGCGCGCCGCCTTGCGCGCCGCCGGATCGGCGATCCTCGCGCCGTCCGTCCTATCCCACTCCTGCATCACGCCCTCGTCGCTCCTCGCCCACGGGCCGAGGAACCGCTTGAACCACGCGCCCGCGCCGTTCCAGCCAGCCGCGTCCACGAGATAGTCCAGCTCGCTGTCGGGCAGTTCCGTCAGCGGCACGTCCTTCCCGTCCTTGCGCACCGTCCCGCGCAGGATGTCCTGCAAGTTCATCTCGACGTTCTTCTCGGCGACCCTGCCGGAAGTATTGTGAGAGACGCCTGCCCACAGGTTCTTCAGCCACGCTGACACGGAGCCGTCCGCGCGATCCGCGACCGGCGCGCCGCTCGCCTGCGCCTCCAGCGCGACCTTCTCGACGCCGCCCATCGCGTCGTCGCCCGCGAAGTCATCCGGGCGCATCGGCGCGCCCGCGTTGCCGACATGCTGGCTGTTCGCCGAAATATAGGCATCGAGCTCTTCGTCCGAGAACTTGGAGAAGTCCGGCGACGCGGACTGCCCGGCGACGGCAGGTTGCGCTGGCACCGCGTCCACAGGTTCGGCCCCGCCCTGCGGACTGTTCGCCGCGATATACGCGTCAAGCTCCTCGTCGGTATACTTGGAAAAGTCTTCCATCGTGGATCCTTGTGATTAGTCGTTGCCGAACGGGTACATGGATTTCATTATTCCCATCGACTTCTTTATGGCCTTCTTTTCCTCTTCCGTTGGTTCAGACGTAAGGGCGTTCCACGCCTTGTCCATGAACCATGCGGCTATCCTTCCGGCAGTCTCTCCGCCTTTTGCCAATCCGTTCTTGATCGTGGCCCAATGCGCTGCGTTTCTCTCGTCGACGCCTTTCTGCCACTCCTCGTAATCGCGCTTGCGGCGTTCCGCTGGAGTCAGTTCCGTTGCGGGCTTCGCGACGGGCTTGCGGAGCTTGGCATTCCGTCCGGAATCGGTCTTGCCGTTTTGCGCCGTGCCGCCGGGTTCCTTGGGAGCGAGGGTTTCGATCTCCTTCTCTAGTTCGGCGTCTGGATTGACCACGGCATCTATCGCCGCCTGGATGTCGGCCCAATCGTCATCGTCGATAGTGGGCTGCGCCGACGACTCGACCGGCTTCTGCGGAACACTTGCAACGGGTGTCGCCGCAGTGGCTTTTGCCGCTTGCGCCGCGCCGCCCTGCGCCTGTTGCGTCTGCTGCTGCCTCGCGGCTTCACGCCTCCTGCGCTCCTCGACCGCGCGCTGCACGTCCTGCGGCGTCGCCCGTTGCGTGGCTTGCGTCGCCGCGCCGCCCTGCGCCGGTTGCGTTGCGCCCTGCGCGGGGGGCTGGCCGCCGCCCCGCATCTGCTGGAGAAGCGCGGCGCCGTCATGCGCGGGAGGCTGGCCGTCATTTGCAAACACGCTCTGACCGTTCGCAAGGCGCATCTTAGCGAAGTCTACCGCCGCTTTCACAATGTCGTTTGGAACAGGCTTGTTGTTCGGAATGATGTCGTTCACCATCAATTCCTGCTGCGCCTTCGTCAGCGTAGGCACAAGCGTTGGGATGTCAATTTCCTTCCCGTCAAAGTTCACGCCTATCGTGTATTCCGTCGCGACTCCACCATTCGGCAACTTCAGTTCACCAAGCCAACCCGTGCCCTTGTATGTCTTGCCGTCGTTACGAAGGCCGTACCGCCCAGCCCCGCCCTGCGACCCTTGCGCCTCGGCGGCGGGCTCCGGCCTCGGCATCTCCTCGTACCGAGTCTCGCCCGTCGCCGCATCGTACCGCGCCGTCATCGGCGTCGCGCCCTGCACATCGTAGCCGTTCGCGTCGTACACCTTGCCGTCGCGAATCCAGCCGTTTCCGATCACGAGACGCCCGTTCGCGTCCGTATATCGCACGAGCTGCTGCGGCCCGCGCATGTTGTCGGCGCGCCGCTGGTCCTCCACGGCGTTCTGCCGCTGGCGCTGGGCGATCTCCTGCTCCTCCGGCGAGAGCTTGCGCGGCCCGTAATACTTTTCGAGGAGCGCGTCCGCCGCCGCGAGCCGCGCCTGCCAATCGTCCTGTCCGCCGTTCCCGCCGCGCGGGCCGAGATAGTGTTCGAGGTAGGCGTCGACGCTCTTCATCACATCATCGTCCGTAGCGGGCTCGTAGTCCGGGACCTCGTTCCCGTTGTCGTCCGTCGTCATCAGCGGCTTCCCGTCCTCGCCGACCCTCTGCTTGCCGTGGATTCCTGCCCTGAAGTCCTTGTTCGTGAGAAGCGCCCTCGCCGCCTCCCACCGGGGGTCCCTGCCTTCCTTCATCGCGGACTGCACGACCGTATCGATCATCTTGTCCAGCCCCGCGTTCTTCGCCTGCGACTGCCGTACCTGCGCCCCCATCGCCACGCCGGAGAAGTCCGGCACGGGAAGTTCGTTCCCGGCGTAGCCGTGCTTGTCCATGAGGGACTGTCGGAACGCCATCGTGTCCTGCTGATTGAATATCGCCCCTCCGCCGCCGAGCATCATCTGGTACTGCTCGCGCGGCTTGATGACCCTCGGAGTCCTTGTCACGCCGCCGTTAGGTCCGGCCGATAGCATGTCAATCACGAAATCGCCGTTGGACGTGTAGCCCATTCCGCCTATGGCCTGCGACTTGCCGTCCATTCCAAAGTTGCGCATCGCGCTGTCCAGCGCGTAGGCCGGGAACCTGCCGCCGTTCTGCTGCGCGATCTTCATCGCGGAAAGGATGGTCGCGTTTCCGAGGTTCGCGTTGTGCCGCTTCACGGCGGCCGCGCGACGCCCGAGCTGCGCCATGCCGTCGTACACCTGCCGTTGCGAAAGCGCGTCGTCGTAGTCCGCGCCCCACTCCTCGCGTGCCGTCATCCCTCCGAGGCTCTCCGTCCGAGAGAAGTTTCCTCTCCCGTCCGCAGAGAACGCGCTGATGGACGACCGCCGCCGCGCATATCCGTTAGGATCTGTCCCAAAACTGCCTTCATCATCGAAAAGTGCCATGACATTTGCCTCCTGTCTTTAGGTCCTGAAGAACGTTCCCGTGTCGCGCCAGTTGCCGTGGTGCGTGTTGTCGATGATGTTCACTCCTCCTCTGCCGCCGTTCATCGCGCCGACGCGCATCTGCTCGGTCGATTGTGTGTTGCGCGCCTCGTTCATCTGCACGCCTGCCAGCGAGTCGTATGCGCCTTGCAAGGCCCTGTCGTAGTTCAATCCGAGGCTTCCCGCGCTTCCGTACAATCCTCCTGCCTGTCCAAGCGCACTCGCCGCTCCCTGCTGCGCGTTTACGCCCTGCGCCCGCGCGGACGTCCCGATGCTCGCGAGTTCGCCGCCCGTCTTCAGGAATGTGTTCGCGTTGTTCGTGATGAGGTTCTGGAACATGTTCGCCTGGTCTGTCAACCCGCGCTCCTGCGCACGCGTCATAGCCGCCGCAGACGCCACGGCGCGGAGACGGTCGTACGCCGACGCCGTGTTTGCGAACGCGCCGCTCGACGGGTTGACGCCCATTCGCGCAAGCTGGCGTTCCGACTGCGCGCGCGCGTTGTCGAACTGGCTCTGCACGTCCTGCTTCGCAGACGCAACGTACTTGTCCGGGTCGAACTCGCCGTACAGCTTCAGAGCCTCCGCCACGAGCGGCGACGCCGACGCGTCCATGTTGATGAAGCCCATCCCCGTGCCGAGCGTGTCGAGAGCCTGTTCCGTGACCCTCGTCCCGCTCTCGAAGAGCGCGTCGCCCTCGCCGCGCATCGTGTCTGCGATCGGGATCATCCTGTCCGCCGCCACGCGCATGTCTCCGACCGCGCGGTCTATCGCTGGCCTCCCCGCAAGAATCGCCTGCACGCCGCTCTGCGCGGAGCCTACCGCACCTGCCGCCTGTCCGCGCGAGGACGAAATCGCACCGTCGAGCTGCACAAGCGGCTCTCTATCCGCTCCACGTGTCGCGCCAAACGCGCCGCTGTCTCCGATTGCCGACCAACCAGACAGCGGGTTGGAAAAAGTGTTCCACCCTTGGAATACTGCCATTTACTTACCTCCTCCGTTAGTTGCGGCCTCAAGCGCGGCGAGCCGCCTCGCGAGGCTTGCAATGTTCTCGTTCAGCTTCATTACCGCTTCCCGCGTCTGCTGGTCGGCTATCTGGTGGAACGGCACCATGCCGTTCGGAAGCCCCGTCCTGTTAGACCTGCCGTTGTTCGCCATGTCAGTTCACCTCCGCCATATTTGTCCCGATCAAAATCGCGTCGACTTCCTCGCTCGCCGTCACGGTAAAGCTCACAAACCTCTCCGGCCTCGTGCGCGGAAGCCTCCGCCCATCCTGCGACCAGATCGTGACAGGCCGCTTGTGTGTCGATTTCGACGCCGCCGTAGGAGAAGAGAACGTGCCTACAGACAGTTGCAGGCTTCCGTCGCTTCCGTATGCCATCGCGTCCACCCTCGCCGCAACGGGATCGAACGGGCGCGGCATCACGAACGTCTTGCTCGTCCATTCCATGTTCTTGTTCTCGTCGCTTCCTTCCCAAAGGCAGATGGCGAACATGTCTTCCTCGAAATGCGCGACAAGAGCCCTGTCTCGTTGCGCGGAGAACGTGTACGTCGCGTTTGCGCCCTCAACGATCTCCCCGTCCTCGTACCAGCCGACGAAGCGATACCCGTTGAACGACACGGCGTACACGGTGACAGAATCGTCCTGCGCGTTCGTGACGCTCGTCGTCGTGCGCGAATCGCCTATGTACACAATGCCCTTGTCGCTGTCTTCTTCGCGAACCGAAACGCTCGTCGTGAACTCGGATGCAGTCCCCCACCTCGCCTTGAACACCCTGTCATGACGCCCGACATTGAGCTTCCGCGTATACGATGCGCCAGAAGGCTCCGTGACGAGAATCTTCTCGTCGCCGTTCTGAAGCACCTCGACAAGACGGAAGAATTGCAATGCCCCAGGCCCTAACGCGGGAGTCGCAGTCAAGACAACATTCGTGGACGCGACGACTCTATACAACTCGCCCGTTCCGCTGCTTACGCCTGTTCCGCTGATCGAAAGTGTCCCAGGAGAACCAGATTCGTCCGGGTCGTTCTTCTCGCTTAGAAGCCTCACAGCCACAAACGTGGTTTGGTCGGTAAAGACGGCAAGGTAGTCGTGCGACCTGTCTACCGTTACGAGCTGTGAAGATTCATAATAGTCATTCTCCTCGCCGTCTACATACCAGCCACCGAAGAACGATTGCGCGGACGCATCAGCAACTATCGTAATCTGACTCCCAAGGACATATTCCCTTGACACGCTGTAGTCAGACGAAGGATAGTCGCTTGGATAGGCGTCTCCATTACCGTACTCCGTGTTCTTACGGATGGTCACTGTAGCCTTGTACTTCGCGACGAGCGACAGGTCTGCCAGAAGTTTCCTCGCATAGCCTGTTCTGGAATCCGAAACTTTCGTGCCGTTCTCGTACCATCCGTCGAACGAGCATCCGTTTCCGGAAATCGGTTCGGGCGCGACGAACGTCACGATGTCTCCGTAGACCGGATTTTCTATCGCGGAATCGGTCCCGTCCGTCATGCTCGTGTTCGCTCCTTGAGCTACGGCAACCTTCGATGCGTCGTCTATGCCATGCGTCACGTTGATCGGCTTCAGACCGTATGTCGCCGTCAGCGTCACGTCGTTGTCCGGCATGGTGAAAGTCAGCACGCTGTTTTTCCGGTCTGCCTCGTCGATTCCGCCAACCCCGCTGACGTTCCAGGCGATGAACACGATTCCTGTCAGACCAGTCGTCTGCGCCGTCGCAGTTATTGAAGTGCCAGAAATCGCCGAATTGCTTGAAATGGTTACTGTCGGCGGAGCCGATTGGTATGCGTCGCTCTCGTTTAAGGAACTCGGCTTCGCAGGATAGGACGATGACGCGGAGATCGCATGTGTGTATTGATGAGTTTTCCATTGCGCGACTGCCGTCACATTTCCAGTTAAATTATATGTCGCACCGCTGCCATAGATTACTCCACCTATGTCCCATCCGTCGAAATCGTAACCCTGCAAAGTCGGAATGGTTGTGGTTATTTTTACATTTGGGCCTTCTCCGTATGTCGACGCAATAGTAGATGAGCTTCCGTGGCTCCCTCCGTTCAAGTCATACTCAATCCTTGGAAGCAATGAAAAGTTTGCGCTATTCGACACATTTGTGGATACGTCATCAGATACGACGAACCTGTCAGAAAGTTTCGACCCGCTTTTTACCGTAACATAGCTTGTGCTGCTATTATTGTACCAATATCCGCTATTTCCAGAATAACTTTCGTTCAGATCCCATCCTGTGAACTTGCTTTTCGTTTTTGGGGAAGCCTTGAACACATGATACCCGCCACCAATATATTCATAGCTAATACTACCAAGGTCCGAATCGTATGAAATGTCTATTGTTTTGCCTGAACCTGTACTCCAAGACATATCACTCACCTCCTCCCGTAATCATGCCCCTCACGAAATAGAGCCTGTCGTTCCTGTCGTCACGGCAGAGGCAACGCGCAGGCTCGTCATGCGTCGTGATCGCGTCAGCGCCTTCGGAAAGGTCTATCACAAGGCCTGGCTTTCTATCCTTTACGTCATTGAAGAACAGGTACAGCGCGCCGTCATGATGCTCCATGACGCACTTCTCTGGATTCTTCGCCTGCCATTGCTCCTTCGTGAACGCCTTTGATGTGACGTTCACGCACACGGTCCCTGCACTTGCGTCGTTCACGATGGCCATTAGCCCTTCGTGCGACACGAAGTAGACGCTGTTGCGCAGGACGCACACGCCTCGCGCGCTCAAGCAAGCCGCCGCTCCCGCAAGCTTCGCGACCGTCATGCTCTCCGGCGCGGTCCCGGAAAGAACCCAAGGATAACCGTCAGTCAGCGCGAACACGCTGTTGCTTGTTGTCGCAAGCGCGACGATGTTGTCCTTCACGTCATAACGGTACGCAATCGGCCAGCTCGTCACGGTTCCGATGTCAGAAAACATCACTGTATGCGGAGAACTTCGCGAAAATCCTGCGTAGAATCCGCCTGCGACGAACTGGATTCCGGAAAGGTCTACCGGCGGAGACTCGATCCCCGGCTCTGCCTCGCCTAGCCTGTCTGGCACAAACGCAGCAGAAAAACCACCCGGCTCCGTCGCCTCGGCCACGGTACGCTCGACAAAGAATTGGATCCCGTCGGTGTTTTCGGAAGTCCCTGCCGCCGTCGCATACACGTAGATCTTCCGCGCGTCCTGCGGGACATTTTGCATCGCTCCGAACGAGACAGACATCCCGTTATTGAGCGCGATTGGAGCCGTCTTGCCACCAGTCTTGCTTGGCGCAGAAAGCCCGCTCTCATAACCGTTCGCGTCAACCCATGACACGAAAAACTGCACGTAATAGACCGTCTTGCCGTCCGACAATGTTCCAGTTGTAGAAACTGTCGGGGCGTCTAGCACTGTCTTGCAAAAAGTTCTCCTGAAAATCGCGTTTGACGAACGCGAATAAAAGTACACGGCAGGCGCGTCATATCTGTCAACACCATTCTCATCCGTAAATGTGACGCCAGTCTGTCCTGTCACAAAAAGTCTGTCGTAATCGTCGTCCGCGATGTTCCCCTCCGCGAAATCGACTATCCCCGGAAATGCGAGAAAGTCGGTCATCACGGTGCCGTCAGTCTGCGTGTGCTTCCATGCGTAGAGACTTTTCGCATCAGCGACGGAAGTAAGCCCGTTCTCCATGTGTATCATGATGTCTCTTGCGATTGACGACTTTCTTAGCGGGACGAGCTTGCCGTTCTTCAGGCGGCAGTTGTGCGCGGTCACGGCCATACCGTCCGCAAGAAGCGTCGGATGCACCCTCGGCTGGATGCCGTGGAAGTTGTCAACTCGTATGTTCATAGCTGCATCAAAGTCTCCGCGCGGTTCTTCAACGTCTCAGACACCTGCATGTTCACGGTGTCCGTGATGTCAAGCTCATAGACGAGGCTCGCCGCGTACTTCACCACGGCGTCCACGTAACGCGCCTCGTTTATCCGGATGTCCACTCCGGGCGCGACGACGAAGGCTGTCGCGTCAAGCAGCATGTTCTCGCCGTACTTCTCCGACGGCTGGATCGTGCGAAGATGGCCGACCGCGCTTCGTATGCAGTCGAACACGACTTCCTGCGAGAACCGGTACGCGTCGCTCTCCGTGTCGTTCACGAGAGTCCGCACCTTAGCCTCCAGCTCTTCGATCTTTATCGTCATCTTCGTCCTCCGTCCGTCTGATAGATAGTCTCCCTGTTTCGGCCTCTCCGAGCGCGGGAGTCTCTCGTCAATGAAGGTCGTTCGCGATACCCGGGCCTGTACCGTGATGCGGGAAAAAGGAGTGGTAAAACCCGCATCAGGCAAATTCCTACTTCGCGTCCTCGTCCGGAGGCGGCACTGGCGTCGCCGGTATCACGCAACATCCGCGCCTGTCTGCCTCGGCGTAAAGCTCTTCGAGCCTTTTCTCGTGCTCTTCCTGTGTCATCTGGCTACCTCTCTTCCTTGTTTTCCTGTTCGGTTGGCGGCGTCGTCTCGCACGGGTCTACCTTCGCGTCGATGGTCTTCCACGAGCGGATATGGACGATGCCGAAATAGTCGTTCGTCTCTGCGACGGTGTACTTCACCTTGAGCGCGGCGTTCTCGGCGACTCCTAGGCGGAAGCCGGAGAGACAGTTCAGCACGTCCATCTGGGCCGCGCCGTCAGTTCCGGGAACCGTGAAGCCCACGGCGAGGTCTGTGCCTTCGACGACCTTCGCGCCCTTGTAGATGCACCCAGCGAGGAGCGCGCCAAGGAGAAGCGCGGTCGCAGTCTTTGTCAGAATTCTCTTCATGCTGTCTTTCTCCCTTCGATAGATTAGATGCCCGCCTCGCCAATCTCTCACCCAAACGTCCAGTACGGTTAGTCCCTGCGACCGTCCACTCGGACGGACAGGCGGCGAGGCGGACAAGCTGTGGTCAGTCGCGGTCCTCGCAATCCTCGCAACAACCGAAGTCCACGTCGGTGTCGGGAACATCACCACCGCGCCACGCGATGACTGCGGCGTTGAAGGCGTCGCGCACCTTGGTGAGTTCCGCCGCCTCGATCTTGAAGTCGGCGAGGGCGTCCGCCGCGTCCGCGACTGCGCCGAGCGTCGCCTTATATGCGGACTGCCACTTGGTCGGGACGAGCCACGCAAGGGAGGTCATCGTCGCGAGAACCTTGCACAGCGTGTTGTAGGCGGCGGCGATCTTCTTGCGCTTCGTCGGGTCGATTGCGGCGAGGGCTTGGTTCACGATGTCGAGCAGATAGTCCACGACGGCCTCCATGCCGCCGAAGAGGTACTTGAACGCGATCTTGAGCTTGCTGATGTTCATGTGTGTTTCCTTTTCTTACTTCACCGTCGGCACCGCGCCGCCGGAAATCTGCCTGATCGTCTGCGCGTCCGCTTTCGACGCGTCCGTGACCGTGCGCAGTCCGCTGTCTCCAGTCAGGAGGAGTATCTGCGTGTTGAGAAGCTTGATCGCCATGAACGCCACGACGAAGAACATCAGCACGACCGTTCCCAAAATCACGTTCTGCTTCGCCTCCACCTTCGCCACGCGCTCCAGCAGGATGCAACCTTCGCTTGTACCTTTCATGCACATGCTACACGCCCTCCTTCACGCTCGCGGCGAGCAGCGATTCCGCCGTCGCGTCGTCCACGCCGAGCGCGGCCTTGGCGGCGGCGAGCCACTGGCCGAACAGCTCGTTGTCCTCGGACAAATCCTGCGCGAGCGAGAACGCCGTCCACGCGTTCATGCCGTTGACGGTCTGCGCCTCCAGCCACGCGCGCAGGGCGTCCCACTTGCCGATTGCGGAGAGCGCGGCGTAGAGGCGCAATTTCGAGAACGTGCGCGAAGCCGGAATCACCCGCGCCTCGTTCTCCTCTTCGGTCGCTGCGTACTCGCAGTCAGTCCAGTCGTCCGCAGAGTCCCACGCGGCGAGCGCGACCCGCGTGATTCGCGTCGGGCCTCTGTCAGTCTTGCGCCGCAACGCCATACCGCTGTCCGCGTTGAGCACCGTGGTTCCGTCTGTGTTGGTAGTGATTGTCATCGCTAAACTCCTTACCAAGAAAGCGTCCAGTTTTTAGCCGCGACCATCGCCTCGATCGCGCTCTGCTCCGACGCCGTGAACAGCCCCTTGATGGCCGAGTTGAGCGTGATGGTCTGGCCGCTCTTGTTGCATGTATTCAAGTTGCCAATGAAGCCGTCCGTGATTGCGCCGTTCACGAACGTCGCCACGCTCGCCTTGTCGCGAACATGGATAGACTGTGCGAACGAAACCGAAAGATTCGCCGTGAAATGCGTCGGCAGAACCTCAAGGCTATAACATCCGTTGAACACGTTGGTGTTATTGGTCGAACGCCCGATGTCGAGCGTGTCGGGAAGCGCGCGCAGATAGGCGCAACCGGAAAACATGTACGAGCAGTTGGTAG